TCGCAGGTCTTAGTAGCGATCGTCATCCTTTCGGGTAGTGGTTAAGCACCTTTGCGGCAAGGTTTTCCATCCCTGTGTACACGTAGACCAGGTTTAGAGCGCACGAAATTAAGCCTGCGCTAGCCAAAAAACCGCTTTATTTTGCCTGAGATTGTTCTAGTAGACGCTGTCTAAGTATGTTTGAACCGCCGACTCTGACGTTTATAATGCCATTATAATAGTCATCAGTTTCTAAAACTCTGCGTTCAAACTGTTCTCTTGCCTCTAAATAACTGAGTTCTGCCTTGGATTTACAAAGGTAAAGTATTTCTCTTGTGAAGTTTTCCGGACCTAATGATTGGACGTCTGCGTTTAACCTGTCAGATGAACCATAGTATTCTCGCCAATCGCTTTCTACTACACTTCTTCTTTTGAGTTTTTTGCCTTTGAGTGGGGGTTTAGTGCGTTTGAATTGTGCTAGTTTCTTGCCTATGTACTTCTGTCCGGTAGTTTTATTCGTGATTATATAAACAAAGCCAATATAGCCTTCTGGTATTTCGTCTATTATTTGATTTTGAAACGTCCATTGCACTCTTTAATTAGTTAAAGCTTCTTGCCTCTCATGCCTTTTCTGGATTCTCGCTGTGCCTTTCGTTTATCTTGTATTTCTACTCTTATGATTGATGCCTGTGTGCGTATTTCTGATAGCCATGATCTTGCTTTGATACCTGCTTCGTTGGATTTTTTGTGATGAAATCGATCCTGCCATTTAAAGTATTCTTGAAAGGCATGGATCATACGATCGTGTGCGTCCGAACTCATGCCATAATCTCTATGTCATTGCTATAACTAGTGAATCCATTTTCTTTGATCACTTTCAGCACGTGATTAACACGACTGGTCAAATCATCTCTATGTGAAATCAAGAACACATTCTTGTCACGCTCACGAGTCATGCGTTTCAACACAGCAATACTGGATTCAACACCACTAGCATCCATGCCCGAATCTACAAGTTCGTCGATAAACAACAAATTAATACTGGTGTATAGGTTTTCCCACACATCACGGAACGCCCACGACAAAGATAAGATCAATCTGTTACGTTCTCCACGGCTTAGATTGTCAAAATCTAGATCTTGTCCTAGCTGTGTGATAACCACAGTTAAATCATTCTGAAACTCCACAGTGTGAGGCAATCCGATCTTGTCCAAATAATATGTCAAACGTTGATTCAAGAACGCAAGATTCTGATCTATTATTCGTTTGCGAACAAAACTATCTTTGTTGGTCAATAACTTGTGCAAGAACTCTTGATGATCTTTAACACGCACTAGTTCGTTGAGTCCGTTCCAATCTATTTCCTGCACAGCTGTTTCTTTGAGTTCAACAATCTGATCGTCATAGGGATTTTCTTCTGCAGTCTTGATAGTAATGTCACGCTCTAGGCTGTCTAGGGTATTTTTATGGTTCAATGCTGCTTCTAAACTATCGTAGGTCACTGAAGGACACGCACCTAGTTCGCCCAGCAGCGATATTGCTTCAGTGATCACACTGAGCTCTTCGAGATGTTCGTTGATAGCGCCACGGCTTTCTTCAATCTGTGCAGACTTAGCAGACATAATTTCATTATGTTTGGCGTCGTGTAGCTCTTGGCCGCAGGTATGACATTTGTGTTCTGTTAGACTGACTAATTCTCGTTCTAGTTTGTCTAGAATACGCTGTTCTTTTTCCAAAGCTGAAGTTTGTTTAGCACTCAGTGATGCTAGACTCTCGTGTTCCTTTTTATTTGTATTCCAATCTGCTAATGCTCGCTGATTGACGATTTCTTGATCAATGTCAATGTCGCTGAGCCGATCAATGCTTTTGAGTAAATTAGTCAGAGCAGTTTCTTTTTGTTCTTCCCACATGCGTTGTTTGCGTATCAACGACTCTATGCTTTGTTGTATTCTTTCGTTGCTGGCTTTGACAGTTTCTATTCTTGTGTTTTCTGTTGCAATGCTGTCTTTGCTGATTCTAATTGCATCTTTAAGTGCTTCTGCCTTTTCTGACAGTATGGTAATTCCCAACAACTGTTCAATAATAGCACGTTGATCTGCAGCTTTCATGCTCAAAAAAGGTTCTGTGTAGGTGTTTAATGCAATGAGATGTTTGAACATCTCATGTTTCATGCCAAACACTTCTTCAATGGCCTTTTGTGTTTCTCTGCTGTCGCCTTGACTTTCGTCAAGATCGCTGAGCTCTTGTTCTTGATCATTTATACTGAATCTCAGTAAATTAGGCTTGCGACCTCGCTCGATATGATACTTGACTCCATCTTTTTCAAAAGTCACTGTACACAGCATTCCTTTGCTGTTGATCTTGTTGATAAGATTATCACGTTTGATATTAGTCAGCGCCTGTCCGTAGATGGCATAACTTAATCCGTTGATAATAGTAGTCTTGCCTGTGCCATTTCTAGCACCGCTGTCGTCACCGCCTAGGTCCATATTTTCACCTAGCACCAAGGTAAGCTGACCTTTGTCAAAATCAATGGCCTGGGTCTGATTACCCACGCTCATGAAGTTGCGCACTGTGAGATTGTTGATTTTAATCATAGTTCGTTATAGATATCCAACAGTAATTTTTTGTCATAGGTATCACTGTCTATGTTATTGATTTGATTCATTACAATAGTGTCCACAGATTCAAATGTGATGTCTATGGGATTAACAGCACTTTCTACTTCTACTTTTTCTGGAATTAGCATTAACTCACGCAGTTTATACTGCGGCATGAATTGTTCTTTGATAAAGTTTGCTTCTTCGAATGTGATAGGCAAGTCAATGGTCACACGACAATGCATCTTTTCACGCAGCAGCTCATCAGGCCTATCGATGATCTGACTCAGCTTGTAGGTTCTGTATATGGGCTGATCGGGCCAAGAATGATATTCGGGTTTGCCACCCCAATCCATGATCATCATACCACGATCGTCATCACCTGCGTCTGCATAGTTGTGCGGGAAAGCATTGCCTATATAAACCACATTGCCTTTTTGTTGCCGCTTGTGAAAGTGTCCAGTAAACACTAATTCTTGATTCTGAAAGTGTCCAGTCTGCAACTGACCGTGATCAGGCATCTGCACCATGGCATTCATATAAAAGTGCGGCAGCTCAAGATGTCCAAAAATGTATCTGCTTTTCAGTTGTTTTACAGTGGTCCATTCATCACCTATCAGCCAAGGCATGATAGTGACATCCCCTTCTGTGTATAACTCACGTATGGGCACAATGTTAGGAAACAATCTCATAAACTCTACAGAGTTGATTTCACGCTTGTCTTTGTAGAATAAATCGTGATTGCCTAGAATGAAATAGACTTTTTCAAAACTCTGACTGAGTTTTTCCAAGTTGCTCACAGTATAATTCATAGTGCTAACATCAGTGGTACTGCGATTATGATGCCAGTCACCTAGAAATATAGCTGTTTCGCAGCCTTGTGCTCGAGCTGTGTCACAAAACCAAGACACAAAATCTTCGCAGTCTTGATTATGTGTACGACTTCCGGATTTTAATCCAAAGTGTATGTCAGTGAAGCATGCAACTTTCTTAAAGAGATTCATAGATTAATTATAACAGAATATAAATGTAAGGTCAAACTCAATCTAAACTATCTGTGACAGTGACTGGTCCGGGAGCGTTCTTACCACCATTGGAGCTGTTTTGACGTGTCCATGAAGGATTCATACCATTCATTTCGAGAATGTCGTCTCGAATGTTTTGATTGCGCTTCTCCAGGTTGATAATTCTAACGAATGAATTAGTGACAGCAGCAGTATAGTAAGCAAAAGGATTATCAGATTTACTTTCATCGAATTGGAGTCCTATTTGAGTTAGTTGAAGAATAGCTTGACCTTTCATTTCGTCATTGTATGTGTAGCCTCTGACGTTGCCTCTGGTGGCATATCTCTCACAGAGCTTGATAAACATGCGAGCTAGGTCGTTGGTCATTTGTCCGTGATCTTTTGAAAACTCTCCATGATCAAGATCTCCTTTCCAATGACTTTTGCCCACACAGATCAAGTTATCGTTGTCATCATATTTCCAATGCTGGAAAGGCGGAAAGTTTACTTTGTCATGACTGTCAGCAGTGTTTTTAAGAGTTTTCTTACGGCCCGGCGCTAACGGTATGTGTGTAAAGGTCATCACACGAAAAACTAGATCTTGTTTCTGCACTTTGCGATAATCAACTTCAAACTCTTTAGCTGGCATTTTTTTACCAGCTGCGTATACAGCTGCTTCGTGTGCAGCCTTGGCCATTTTAGATGCTCTATTTCTTTTGGCTTCTGCGATAGTGCGTATGTTCAGTTTGTCTAATGTTGTGACAATTAAATCGTATTCTTCGTATGCAGGGTCTGTGAAACTACAGTAGGTATTCTTGCTTAGGTGTATTTCTCTTAGTAAATCTTTGTTGGTTAGATACTTAATTTTAGGCACAATCATTAGTTAGAATTCTCCGTTATATGTTATATAATAGCACATTTTTATCATAATAAATAGTCTATATGACAAGGAAATCTGCTCAAAATGGCTCGTAAGACTTATCCCAACACGCCGGAAGAAGAAGCCGCTAGCATAAATGCGAAGAGCGGCAAGCCTGATAGCATCACCGCTGCACAAGTGTCCAACAATCGCGCACTTAATGAAAAATTAACAGCGGCATTTGGATTCGGCGGCGATAAAGCACCATCTTCGGGACCCGGCAGTAATCCTGTGGCTCCGTTTTCACAACTGGTAGCAGGTATTTCGGAAAACATCAGCCAAGCCACTAACGAAGGGCAAGCTGCCCTGCCAGACGCTACTTCTGTCATGGACAAACTCAAACTTGACGACAAGGTTTCTGATCTATCTGGCGGATTTAAATCAGGATTAAACCAGTTAGCAGGAGGTGCAAAAAACTTCGGAGCCAGTGCTATGGGTGGTAACAATACCATACAAAGTGCTGTGGGAGGTGCAGTTGATAAGCTAAGAACAGTTGCAGGTTCGACGAGTAACATAGCAGCAGATATCTCCGGAACAATTAACAAACTCACTGGTGGCAATCTTGCAGGCGGATTAATGAAAGCTGCCGGCGAAATCAGTGGAGCAGCAGGCATGCTCAACAATATACTTAGTCTCAAGCGAGGCATCAACATACCCAAAGGGGCAGAAGTGTTTGCACCACAAGGGCAGGCTATACAGTTGAAAGCAGGATCCAAGGATGATTGGCGAGTGCGTATAAATTGTGAATGGAATACTTTTAATAGTCCGTTATTCGGAGTTCTCAAACAAACTGGCGGTGTGGTATGGCCATACATGCCTAACATCACTGTCAGCACCAAGGCAGAATACAATACTATACCTATAACTCATGCCAACTATTCTCAATACAGTTACAAAAACAGTGTGGTTGATGATATATCAATCAGCGGTGAGTTCAGTTGTGAAACTGCCACAGACGGCGCCTACTGGATAGCAGCAACTACATTTTTTAAGACAGCTACCAAGATGTTTTTTGGGCAAGGTGATCTTGCAGGTAATCCTCCTATTATTTGTAATCTCACAGGTTACGGTAGTCATGTGTTTGACAAGGTTCCTGTGATTATAAAATCATTCTCAGTGGATTTCAAAGACGATGTAAACTACATCAAATGTGATCCTTTTCAGAACGGCAAATACACTTGGGTGCCTGTGTTGAGCACAATAACAGTGCAAGTAGCGCCTGTATACAGCAGACAAGGACTGAGAAAATTTAGCTTACAAGACTATGCTAGAGGCAAAATGTCCGGTGAAGGCCAAGTAGGATATATCTAATGGCAAAATACTCTAAAACCAGTCCCTGGTCTGATACTAGGCAGAATAATTTTTATCTCGATCTCTTAGAGATTAGACCAGTGCCAGCCGAAGCAGATGATTTTCGATATGTGATTGAAAACCAATACAGGCATCGACCCGACCTTTTGGCCTATGACGTATATGGCAATGCCAAACTATGGTGGGTGTTTGTACAAAGAAACATGAGCGTTATCAAAGACCCTATATACGATTTTGAGCCAGGAACTGTGATATACTTGCCAAAAAAAACAAACCTTGCAAAGTTTCTAGGAGTATAAATGGTCGCTAGATTTTTAGCCAACGCTATAGAACAGTTTAAACCAGACGGCACCCGGGCTATTGCAGAATTTACCAACAGCAATCTTGCCATAGGCAATGCTGTGAGAACGACCCTTGAAGTTCCAGCACGAGCCTCTGACATGCTGGAAAATGGTAAATCTAATCAGGAAACAAAAACAAACACCACAGCTGCATCGGCTAAGAAAAATCTACCTGCATTAGTTCGTAATCCCATGGAAGTGTTTGCCAGTAATAATGTGTTGTGGACATTGGCATGTTTGACTCCGCAGCAGTTTAACGATCCTAAAACTTATAGAGATAATCCGTCAGCATTGAAAAATTTAGTGTTTTCATCTGCAGGACGATTCGACGCAGACAGAGTGGCGACATTTTTTGGCAGTCCGGAATACTACATCAACAACTTTGTAATGCAGACAGTGATAGGAGCCAATGAAGCCACAGGCAACAGCAATGCTGTTAAATTTTCATTTGATATAATTGAACCGCATTCTATGGGACTGTTGTTACAAAGCATGCAGAATGCCGCAGTAAAAGCAGGATATCTTAGTTACCTAGACAACGCACCATTTGTATTGCGGATGGATATTCAGGGATTTAATGAACTAGGACAAAATTTGTCTCAGATAAAACCCAAGTATTTTGTAATGAAACTGTCGTCTACTAAGTTTACAGTCAATGAAGGCGGTAGTGTATATAAAGTAGAAGCAATTCCATATAATCATCAAGGATTTTCTGATGCTATCAACACCACTTATAGTGATGTAAAAATATTTGCCAGCGGCAAAGGTCATGTATTTGATTTGTTGTCGGGCAGCGAGGGCAGTCTTGTAGCATATCTCAACAAGAATGAAGACAAATTAAAGGCCGAAGGAAAGATCACCGAAAAAGATGAATATGTCATCCAGTTTCCTATACTGTCCAGTGACTGGCAAAGTTCAGCAGGCAATCAATCAGAAGTTAAAAAGGCAACGGTAAATCCATCCGAAGGAGCCTCTACTAAATCAGCAGTGCAAAGCTCTATGATTAAAACAGATCCTCAGCTACTGGATCAGAACAACATAGCCTCTGCAAGTTTGGGATTTGATCAAAGTTCTGGCGGTCGTGCAGTTTTCAAGCGAGCTGGTGATCAATACGATGAAAAAACAGGTGTGTTAAAAAGAGAAGGCATGACCATAGATCCAAAAACTCGAGCCTTTCAATTTGGACAGAGTCAGTCATTGACAGCAATTATTAATCAAGTGATCCTCAGTTCGGAATATGCCACCGAAGCCTTAGAACCTAAATTTCTAACACCGCAGGGATTTATCAAGTGGTTTAAACTAGATGTGCAAATAGAGCTGTTGAAATTTGATGTTATCACAGGCGATTATGCAAAAAAGATCACTTACAGGGTAGTGCCATATCTAGTGCATCAAAGCATATTTGCCAACGCCACATCCGCACCGGTGGGTTATGCGGAACTAATGAAAGATGTAGTCAAAGAATACCAATACATCTACACCGGACAAAATGTAGATATTCTTAGTTTCAGTATTGACATCAATAATTTATTCTATGCAGGAGCAAATCCTAAACCAGAAGCTGATGCCGCTAAAACTTCCACACAAGATCAAAACGCAGCTGAAACAAAGAATTCTTCTACTAAAACAGGTAAAGGACAAGCTGCGGAAGTGCAGTCTGCACAAACCGGTAGAGCTAGACCAAAACGTGATCCTAGACTATTGAAAGGATTCAAAGGCGGTTCTGAATACAAAACTGTTGAACAAAACGTTGCAGAGAATTTTCAAGAAGCGTTTATCAGTGGCAGCAGTGCTGACATGGTCACGGTAAATCTTGAAATACTTGGTGATCCTTATTGGTTGATAGATTCGGGAATGAGTAACTATTTTGTAGGAGCCGCTTCGCCCACAGCACAGATAACAGACGATGGCACTATGAACTATGAAAGCGGCAACGTCTATATCTATATGACATTCAGAACTCCAGCTGATGTGAACACATTAACTGGTCTATACGATTTTTCAATAGCAGGAAAGGAAAGCCCTTTTGGCGGTATATATAGAGTTGTCAGCTGCGAAAATCAATTCAATGATGGAAATTGGAAACAGAAATTGAAATGTATTAGAATGCCAGGCCCACAAGGACCGGAAGTCAACGAAACTATTACCGGAGACAAAGCATCAGTGGTAGACAAAGCAGATGTGCCAGCGGTAGAAATAGGCGACAAAGAACCGCCAAAAACATCATTGGTTGACAGCAGTGCTTCTAGCTCTACAGTTGGAGCTGACACTGCATCCTCTAGCACAGGCGCTCAACCAACCACTACATCTAATCAACCCCAACGAAGAGTGGGCTTTAGATATTATCGAGATCTAGGACAAAATTAATGGCAGAATTATCAAGACCGTCAGTTGATGATGAAGGCAGAAGCGGTGGGTTAACCACGGGCATATACATCGCCCGAGTTATCAGTCATCTTGACCCTTCCTTCATGGGATCTATCGAAGTTACCTTATTGAAAGATCAGTCAAACGCATCAGGTGACGACAGTCAAACTTTTATTGTGAAATACGCATCGCCGTTTTTCGGTTATACTCCATTTGAATTCATGGGAAACAACGATGGATCAAAGTCAACCATTGACGGGTTCAGCGACACACAGAAATCATACGGCATGTGGTTTGTACCGCCGGATGTTGGTGTTAATGTGTTGGTATTGTTTGTCAATGGCGATCCTGCAGCAGGTTATTGGTTTGCCTGCGTACCTGGCATCAACATCAATCACATGGTACCAGCCATAGCTAGCAGCACTGTAAACAGTTTAGATGCTGAAGATAAAAAAAGATATGGTAATACTACCTTGCCCTTGCCTGTGGCTGAAATCAACAAACGCATCAATGGCGACACGCAGGAAATTGATCCAGAAAAATATCCCAGAGTAGTCCATCCTATAGCAGATAGATTTCTCGAACAAGGTTTGTTAGAAGATGATGTCAGGGGATTCAATACAAGTTCACCGAGGCGAGAAGCTCCTAGCATGGTGTTTGGTATATCTACTCCAGGTCCGCTTGATCGCAGAACCAGTGCTAAAAAACAACAAATAGGCAAATCAGACAGTCAGGCCACTGTGCCAGTGAGTAGATTAGGTGGCACACAGTTGGTCATGGATGACGGCAATGATAGATTTCACAGAGAAAAATCTGCTGCAGAAGGTCCAGTGAAATACATCGATCTTTTAGATCCTACTAATCAGAAAAAAGGTGATACAGGATCTGCAACGATCCCTGCTAGTGAATATTTTAGAGTAAGAACAAGAACTGGGCATCAGATCCTGATGCACAACTCAGAAGATCTAATCTATATTGCTAATGCTCGTGGCACAGCATGGATAGAACTTACCAGCAACGGTAAGATCGATGTCTATGCACAAGACAGCATCAGTGTGCATACACAGCAAGATCTCAACATACGTGCTGCTCGAGATATAAATCTAGAAGCAGGTAGAAATATCAATATGAGAACTGAATCGGGTAAGTGGCACGTAGAAATTGCCACAGACATGGAATTTTTAATCAACAATGATTCTAAACTCACAGTGGGTGCTAACCTAGATATATTAGTCGGAGCCAAGACTAAAATATCCACCAACAACGATCTAGATATTGCATCCGGAGCAGAAACTAAAATTAGCTCCACTTCAGATATCAATTTAGGTAGTGGCGCAGAAGTCAAAGTCAACGGTACTAAAATATTTTTTAACGGTCCTACAAACGCAGAAACTGCCGAGGCTGCTGACTTTGTAAGACCCTATGATCTCAGAGACAATTTAGCCACTAGCACTACAGCAGGTTGGGACAAGCGTTACCAAGCTGGCATTGTAAAAAGCTTCATGAAACGCATACCCATGCATGAGCCTTGGGCCTTGCATGAACATAGAGCACCGCAATTATTAACTCCAGATAAAACTGACAGGGACACCTAAAACATGGCCACAAGACTATACAACCAACAAACAGCAGCGCAGCGTTCTGCTACGGTAACGCAGAATCAAGGTCAGTTCACCTATAAAGGATTCAGCTCTACTGAAGCTAATAAGAACTTTAAGCTATACGATATCAATCTTGTCAAGCAGGATTTGATCAATCATTTTTATATTCGCAAAGGCGAAAAACTGGAAAATCCGGAATTCGGCACAGTGATCTGGGACATGCTGTTTGAACCATTTACTCCTGATGTCAAAGAAATCATAGCCAAGGACGTAGAAGCCATCATCAACTATGATCCGAGATTTGCAGTCACTGAAATCAACATAGACAGCACAGATCAAGGCATGCGTATTCAAGCAGATTTGGTGTATATTCCGTTTAACATCAATGAACGTATGACCTTGAACTTTGACAAAAACAACAGTGTGATTAACTAAGCAGTTTATTTTTAAGGGTAAATATTGGTATGACTACAACTAGCAGACAAAACAATCTCATACTGAATCAAGATTGGACCAGGATATATCAGACCTTTAAAAACGCGGATTTCCGCAGCTACGACTTTGAAAATCTGCGCAGGGTTATTATCACATACCTACGTGAAAACTACCCAGAAGATTTCAACGACTATATAGAATCATCAGAATACATGGCATTGATAGATGCCGTAGCGTTCTTGGGCCAGAGCCTAGCATTCCGCATAGATCTTGCCAGCCGTGAAAACTTTATTGAACTAGCGGAGACCAAAGAAAGTGTGCTGCGTATTGCTCGCATGCTCAGTTACAATGCCAAACGCACAGCAGCCGCCAGCGGACTTTTAAAATTTGTTTCAGTATCTACCACTGATACTATCGTCGACAGTAATGGCAAGAATCTTGCCCAACAGTTGATAACCTGGAACGACCCTACCAATACCAACTGGTTAGAACAATTTCTCACTGTGTTGAACAGTGCTATGGCCGACAACACAGAATTTGGTCGCAGCCAAGGTTCTGCTACCATCCAAGGAATTCCCACAGAGCAATATAGATTCCGAACTGTGGGCACAGATGTACCTTTGTTCTCGTTTACCAAGACTGTGGCCAGTAGAAGTGTAAATTTTGAAATAGTCAGCACATCTTTCAAGAACAGTGAAAATATCTATGAAGAGCCTCCAGTTCCGGGTAACCAATTGGGATTTATATATAAAAATGATGGATCTGGACCAGGCAGTGCTAACACAGGATTTTTTATACAGTTCAAGCAAGGTAGTTTGGAACTAGCAGATTTTTCTATAGATGTACCAACTACCAACGAAAAAATTGCAGTAGACGCAGGTAATATCAATAATGACGATGTGTGGTTATTTTCTCTTAATTCGCAAGGTGCCCAACTGGAAGAATGGACCAAAGTATCATCGTTAGTAGGTAATAATATTGCATATAACAGTGTAACACAAGACATACGCAACATATATGCTATCAACACCAAAGAAAATGACAACATAGATCTCGTATTCGCAGACGGCGTTTACGGAAATCTACCGCAAGGAGCATTTAGGGTATTTTATAGAACCAGCAATGGTCTATCCTATACCATATATCCCAACGAATTAAGAGGTATTAACATTTCTGTATTATACAGAAACAAAAATAATGTTGAGCATACACTTACTATAGGGTTGGCTTTACAGAGCACTGTAGCAAACTCAGCAGCATCGGAAGACATAGACACCATCCGAGCAAATGCGCCAGCAGTGTATTACACTCAGAATAGAATGATCACTGCAGAAGATTATAATCTTGCTCCGTTGTTAGGATCGCAAAACATTGTAAAAATAAAATCAGTCAACAGAACCAGCAGCGGCATCAGCAGAAATTTTGACATCATTGATGCCACGGGAAAATACAGCAGTATAAACGTATTTGGTGATGACGGATATCTTTATAAACAAGAAGACGAATCGGTATTGTCATTTAAATTTACCAGTAGAATAGACATCATTAACTTTCTTAGACGCAGCATAGAACCAGTTTTTACTGACGCAGAAATTTACAATTTTTATTTTACCAAGTTTGATAAAATACTTTTCACAGATACCAACACAGTGTGGCAGTCTATTTCCACAGCAACCAGCACAGGCTATTTTAAAAATGTGGTAGATAACTCACAATTGTTGGTAGGTGCATATTCAACAAGTAACTTAAAATATGTGTTGACTAACGCAGCTGTGAAATTTACAGCCCCCGCAGGCAGTAGATTTAAAAAAGGAAAAATTGTTCCAGCTGATGCCAATGACGCAGATCAAACAGACTATATCTGGGCGAAAATTATCAAAGTTTCCGGCGACGGCCGCTATGTCAAAGGTCTCGGTCCTATATTATTGAATATTGTAGTGCCAACAGGTGCAATTGCTACACGAATACTGCCAAGATTTGTCAATGATTTACCTACGGCATTAGAAACAGAAATAGTTAATCAAGTTTTTGAAAATCAAAATTTTGGTTTGCGTTATGAATCTTCTGAATCGCAGTGGAAATTAGTGACCAGTAACAATTTGAATCTTATAGATGATTTTATTCTTGGCAAGGCCGGAGATACCACAAACACAAATATAGATAGTTCTTGGATTGTGGCATTTGTCAAACAACCCGATAGTTACACAGTGAGAATTAGAAAGCTTGGTTATATTTTTGGTAGTGTCAATCAGAATAGATTTTACTTTGACTCAAATGAAAAACGTTACAATGATCAATTAGGGGTAGTAGTAAAAGATCAAATCAAGGTTCTAGGAGTCAATACTGGCAAAGATTTTGTCACACAGCTGATTCAAGATTTTCCTTTTGAAATCAGCGATACAATAAAGTTCAGTGACGGCTATGAAAGCACTAGTGAAATCAAACTAAGTTTTAGAGACTCCGACGATGACGGCGTTATAGATAATCCTGAAGCATTTGAAAATATAGTAGGTGTTGATACGGATTTAAATTTTTTATTTTTCCAAGCTACTAACGATATCTACGGTAACAGAATCAGCACACTAATTGATAACTCTACAGATTTCATATTAATCAGAGACAAACAAGACAATATAGATTTTACAGATGTGTTATCATATCCTGATCAACAATTGATTTATTTTTATGACATTGGTGAAAATGTGATTAAACGAGTAAATCGAACAACTAATATCCTAGATATCGCTAGTGAATATTCTGCAGTTGTGGGTAGGAGAAATCTCAAGTTTCAATATATACATAACGCCAGCGTTGATAGAAGAATAGATCCTTCCTCTAGCAACATTATTGATATCTATCTGTTAATTAGAAGTTATGATGAAAGTTACAGAATATATCTTGCAGGCGGCACTGATATAGAACCAGTAGCACCGACCAGCGAGATTCTAAGAACCACATTTGGATCTGCGTTATCTTCGATAAAAAGCATCAGTGATGATATAATATATCATCCTGTAAAATATAAAGTGCTGTTCGGGGCCAAGGCTGATCCTGCATTTCAGGCCGTGTTCAAGATTGTAAAAAATCAAAATCTGTCTATCAACGACAACGATCTCAAGGTAAGAATCATTTCAGCTATCAATAATTTCTTTGATATCAACAATTGGGATTTTGGAGACAGATTCTATATGGGCGAACTTACCACGTATATTTTAAATACTGTAGCTCCGGACCTAGCAAATATTGTGATCATTCCAAGACAAACAAGTCAGGCATTTGGCAGTCTTTTTGAAATACAAAGCAATCCTGATGAAATTTTAATTAGCGCAGCCACAGTTGATGACATAGAAATTGTATCTGCGATTACGGCTGCTGAAATAGGTATAAGAACAAACACAAGTGTGCAATCTGAAAATGAACAAGTTACAACATACCAGACTAGTAGCGGAGGATACGTTTAATGGCTGATAATACATTTCCTAAAAGCGAGTTGCCTATACGCAGATCAGTCGAATTACTACCTACAATTTTTCAAACTCCTGCTAATGATAAATTTTTATCTGCAGTAGTTGATCCGCTGATTCAACCCGGTGTGTTAGATAAAGTAGTAGGTTATGTGGGTCGTAGATATGACAAAACCTATAACGGCAATGACGTATATGTTGATACAGATGCTACTTTGAGAAGCAGCTATCAGCTCGAACCTGGAGTCATATTTAAAAATCATGATAAAATAGAAAATTTCTATGACTACATAGATGTCAAAAATCAACTGAAATTTTTTGGAAATTCCATTGAACGAGATGACAAGCTGACCGATCAAACTCACTACACATGGAACCCTCCCATAGATTGGGACAAATTCATAAACTATCGTGAATACTATTGGGAACCATTAGGTCCACGCAGCATTAATATTACTGGTCAATCTGCGGACATAGTCAGCACATATAAAGTTGTGCTAGGAACAACAAGAAATTCATTTGTCTTTAGTCCTGACAGCTACACGAATAATCCCACTCTAACTTTATTCCGCGGCCAAACATATAAATTTAAAATTAATGCTCCTGACGAAGGCTTTAACTTACGCACCAATTTTGATTCCGGCTCACTACTGTTTCGACCCAACCAACCGTATCGTGCAGGAAGTTTTGCTGTGTATGATTCAAAATTATGGAGAGCAATTCGTGATGTGTCTGTTTTAGATGCCAGTTCTATTGCCATTGATAGTCAAGATTGGCAGTTTGTTGAATCAGCTAACCAAGGCGCAGCACTTGCCTATGACAAGGGTGTTACAAACAACGGAATTGAAAACGGAACATTGACTTTTACTGTGCCGTATGATGCACCCGATGTCCTTTATTATCAAAGCAACATCACTCCCGATGCATTTGGTAGATTCGTCATCTCCGACATAGAAGAAAATACAGCGATTAATGTAGAGCTAGAGATACTTGGAAAAACCACATATACCAGCGGCAATGCTGTGGAGTTTTCAAACGGAATGATTGTGGAATTCGATGGCAAAGTCACTCCCTCAAAATATGCCAAAGACCTGTGGTTGGTAGAAGGAGTAGGCACGGCTATTACCTTAACACGATTCACCGATCTAGTTGTGCCGGAGTTAAGCGCAAACGTTCCTGAAATATTATTCGACAACGAAGGCTTTGATACTCAGCCGTTTGACGATGCCACTGAATATGCTGCATTTAAAGATTATATCACTATCGCTAGAAACAGCCTAGACAACAATCCGTGGAGCCGATATAATCGTTGGTTTCATCGGTCAGTATTGGAAAAAGCCTACAAACTACGAGGGCAAGATTTTCCAGCCACAGAAACTTCTAGAGCCAAACGGCCTATAATCGAATTTCTGCCTAATCTACAACTGATTAATCATGGAACCACGGCAAAAATGTCTGTGGATTACATTGATACAAATACTGCCGATGTATTTTCAACCATCGAAGGATCGACGGGCTACAGTGTAGATGGTGAATTTTTATTCAACGGTGCAAGAATTTTAGTGATAGCAGACACTGATAGATTAGCAAACAACAAAATCTACACAGTGCAATTTATCACTCATACTAATTCAAAACAGATACATTTGCAGGAAACTGAAGATACAGAATCAATACTTGGACAAGGGGTAGTTGTCACCAGAGGCAACAAAAACAAAGGATTGATGTATCACTTTAACGGATCAAACTGGGTAGCTAGTCAGCGAAAAACCACAGTTAATCAACCACCATTGTTTGATGTTTTTGACAGCGATGGAATAAGTTTCGGTGATACCACAACGTATTCCGACACAGAGTTTTTAGGTTCGCATCTCCTTAGCTATAAGCCCGGCAATGGTAGAATCGACAGCGAGTTAGGTTTTAGACTTAGTTATCTCAATATAGACAATATTGGAGACATTGAATTTAATTGGAATTGGGAAACACAAACGTTTCGATACAGTGTCGATAGAAAGCCTGTGACACAAAAAATCTCTACTGGTTTTTATAAACTGGGATCTGATGTGTTTGCCAACGGGTGGCAGAAATTAAACAATACATATATCCAACCAATAATTGATAATCTTATAGTAGACACTGCTACTGATACATTGACATTTAACACAGTGAAATGGGATAATCTCACAGTCGATCCCGATATAAATTTTTATCTCAACGGAAACAGATATCTAGGTAATTGGACTCGAAGTCGAAATGTATTTGTATTTGATAAAACATTTGCTGCCAAAGATGCCGTGGTAATCAAGATCATTGCTGACATAGAACCTGATCAAGGATATTATGAAATGCCAATAGGCATTGAAAAGAATCCCCTTAACACTGCAATTCAATCATTTACACTCGGGCAGGCCACTAATCATATTGCCAGTGCGATAGAATGGGACAACGAGTTTATTGGTATTTTACCAGGAGTCAGCAATCTAAGAGATCTTCAAGATTACAGATATCATGCGTCAAGATTTTTAAAACACAGCGGTAATACGCCGTTGGCAGTAATGGCATTATGTGACAAAACCCATAACATAGTCAAAGCCATACAATATGCTGAAAAAGAATATACAATTTTTAAAAATAATTTTTTACAACGGTCTGTAGAAATCGATTACAATGATACAGTAAATGATTTTGTAGATGACATCATCAATAGTCTTACATCTGTAAAAACTGCACAAGATGCATTTGCTGATTCAGATATGATCGGAGCAGGCGCATTTACTGCGTTGACCACAGTGGTAGAAGACACAGGGATACGCACGTTTTCCTTGTCACAACCATTTGATCTTACAAAGCCTAGTAGCAGAGCAGTGTATGTATACAAAAATGACACACAGTTATTACATGGTGTTGACTATGTGTTTGACGTGACATTTAGCTTTGTGAAATTATTAGTAACACTAGAGTTATTAGATATCATAGAAATCAGAGAATATCTCAGTACATCTACTAATCATATCCCACCTACCCCGACCTCTATGGGACTGTATAAAAAATACACTCCTTCCAAATTTCTCGATGACACATATCAAGAGCCTAGATATGTCATACAAGGTCACGACGGCAGTATAACAGCAGCTTACGGAGATTACAGAGATGACCTACTATTGGAATTAGAATTACGTATCTACAACAATATCAAGCAGGAATATGATTCTGCAGTGTTCGATATAGATCAAATATTAGCCGGTTATTATGGAGTTGGTGAATACACCAAAACTCAGCTAGACAGTGTGATAGTCCAAGATTTTTTGAAATGGATACAAAATACCAATATCAATTATACTGTAAATGAATATTTTGACAGTGAAAACTCATTCACTTATACCTATTCAAACATGTCTGACCCCACCAAGACCAAAAACATACCTGGTTGGTGGAGAGGAGTGTATCAACATTTCTATGACACAGACAGACCACATCGCTGTCCTTGGGAAATGTTGGGATTCAGTCAACAACCGGACTGGTGGGAAGCCGAATACGGGGCCGCTCCTTATACCAGCAATAACTTGATATTGTGGGAAGATCTCGAAGCCGGCATTATTCGCCAAGGCGTTCGAGCAGGTCGTTATGATAGATACAAACGACCCGGGTTATCGTCGCACGTCCCTGTAGACGGTGACGGCAAGTTGCTGAGTCCGTTGGATTCGAATCTTGCAAAAGATTTTTCGTTGATTAATAATCGCGGACCTTTCGTACTAGGAGATGTCAGTCCAGTTGAACATGCCTGGCGATCTAGTTCAGAATGGCCCTATGCAGTAATCACAGCCATGTGTGTGATGAAACCATTCGAATATATTCCTGACAATTTTGATAGATCAAAATTCACCAAAAATAAACTAGATCAATATATAAATTCAGACACAGGATTGTTTGTAACTATCTCAGATGTTGCAAGGCATGTGTCTGAAGCTAATAATATAGGCCTAGTGAGATATCTCACTAGTTACATAAAATCACAAGGCTTGCCTGTAGATAGTCTACAGAAAAAAATAGAAAAATTAGATGTGGCCCTAAGTTTTAGAATGAGTGGATTCGTAGATCAGCAACAACAGAAGTATCTACTAGACTCTAAAAATCCTTCTGCTAAATCTAAAAGTATTTTCATACCTCCTGAAAACTATGATATTATATTCAATGTCAGCAGTCCAGTAACTACGGTTAGTTACAGTGGAGTTCGATTAGAAAAAACTGGAGGCGGCTGGATAGTAGCAGGTTATGATGACATACATCCCTATTTCAATTATCATCAGCCACAAGCCAGCAGCAAAGATCCAGTGATTTCAGTAGGCGGTTTAAGTGAACCGTTCACAGACTGGGTTGAAGAAAAAAACTACAATAACGGTGTATTAGTAAGATATCAAAGCAATTTTTATCGTGCATTGAAGACACATCGCAGTACCGACGAGTTTGATCGCAATCAATGGCAGAAATTAAGAGACGTTCCTAAATTAGGCGCGGTAGAAGCACTGAGAAGACGAGTTTTTAATACCATCACAGTGCGACAGATGAGCTATGGCACATTGCTAACCAGTATACAACAAGTGGTGGATCTGTTGTTAGGTTATGACAGTTATCTTAAAACACAGGGTATTGTATTCAATAACTATGATCCTCAGAATGCTACTAGCCAGGATTGGTTAAGTGCTGCCAAAGAATTTATGTTTTGGACCAAACACAATTGGGAACCTGGCGCAATTATAGCTCTAAGCCCCTCAGCGCAAAAATTAGAAATTAATGTGCCTGTAGGAACACCGGATAATCTCTTAGACGGATTCTATGACTACCAGATACTTAAAGGCGATGGCACAGTATTGGCTCCTAGATTTATTAATGTTAATAGAAGTTTTCAGAATTTTAAATTAGAAACAACAAATACCACTGACGGTATATATTACGCACGGTTACATTATGTTATCAAAGAGCATGTAACTGTATTTGATGATCGTACCGTATTTAATGATATCATCTATGACAAGACCACAGGATACCGGCAAGGACGCATAAAAATGCAGGCTTTCCGTACAGTAGATTGGGACGGAGATTACACCAGTCCAGGATTTTTATTCGACAATGTCGATATACAAGTTTGGCAACCGTTCAAAGATTACAAATTAGGAGACATTGTATCTTACAAATCATATAGTTGGACTAGTTTAGTTAATCAATTAGGTTCGGAAAACTTTAACGATGCGACGTGGACTAAATTAGATTCCACTCCTGTTAAACAACTGGTTTCTAATTTTGATTACAAAATAAATCAGTTCAGTGACTACTTTGAAACTACATCACAAGGTATAAATCAAAGTCAACGAGAACTTGCTAGACACGCTATAGGATATCAACAGCGAGATTATCTACAAAATCTAGCAGAAGATTCTGTGAGCCAATTTCAACTATATCAAGGATTTATCAGAGAAAAAGGTACAGCAAACAGCATAACCAAGATATTTGATAAGTTAAGTAGATCTTCGGCAGGCAGTGTTACTCTCAATGAAGAATGGGCATTTAGACTAGGACAAGTTGGCGGCACGGACCAGTTTACAGAAGTTGAAATACAGTTGGAAAAAGCTAAATTTAAACTGAATCCTCAGCTGCACATTTCTAATCTCTCAGTGAATTCCCAAGTTGTAGATTCATTCTATCGTATCACTGCCACCGATTTCACTATTGCTCCTGTGCCCTACACAGCGGATTTTTTACCTACTACGACACAGACTGAGCCGTTGTTCACAGCTGGTTACGTAAGTGCCGGTCAGTATCAACATACTATTCGAACCTTGGATGATTTAACTACCTTAGCCATCGATACAGTTAACGAAAATGATCACATCTGGGTGACGTTTTATCAAGATTCGTGGCAAGTTCTACGAGTAAATGAATCTTCGCTGCTTTATGTAGTGGCAGTAGCCAGACCAGACGATACCATAGTGATACTAACACTAAATCGTCCACACGTTATATCAGTTGATGACTACATAGGTATTCGTGAAATTGCAAATCTGCAAGGATTTTTCAAGATCAGTGCAGTAACAAACACAACCATAACAATCACAGTAAACGCAGATATAGATGATCCTGAGATAGACACAAGTACCACAGCTAATCTGCAGTTACTAACCGTTGCTAGATTTTTTGATTATTCTAATATTGATCAACAGGCCGCAGCACTGTTAAAAAACAAATCTTTGGTCTTTGTTGATAATAATAAAAATGATCAATGGGAAGTTATTGAAAAGAATAAAACTTATTCTGCAAAAAATATAGACAGTATTGGGATATCTAATCCATTAGGCTTAGGCACTAAGGTCATATATGACAATGCTAATAAACATACTATTGTTGCTATTCCTCAGTCAGGTTTTGTAAATGTATATGTGGAAACTGATACAGGCCTTTCGTTAAAACAAATCATAGCACCGCCAGTTGGTTTCTTTGAAACAGCGTTAGGATCGTTTGGCGACAAGATAGCAGTTAGTCCGGACGGCAAATATCTTGTAATAGGTGCTCCTACAGCCAGCGGAGTGACCAGTAGATTTCGAGGTGCTTGGGCAGTAGATGTGTTTTATGCACAGGATGATATTGTCGTATATGGCGGTAGATTGTATCGAGCTCTGAACGCTAACACAGCAGTCGTTGACGGTAGTTCGGAAATAGCTGTAAATTCAGATGACTGGATCCCCCATACCACAGTCATTCCTGCACAGACATCAGCAAGCGATTTTGGATACTATCAGCAGGGCATGGTTGCTATCTATGAATTTGTCGGCGGCAGGTATGTCAATGTCTCAGCATTTGTGTCTCCTAGACCCGCTGACAATGAAAAATTTGGTTCTGAAATTGCCATTGGCGTAAACGGATCTGAATACTATTTGGCAGTATCTGCTGTAGGATCTTACAACAACACAGGCAGGGTATATCTCATCAAAGGCACAGGAACAGAGTGGATACATATGGAAAATCCTTTGTATAAAGGCATATACAATCTATCCGATTCCTACAAGCAAGGTGACATAGTATGGCAAGCAGCACAAGATCCTATCTTAGAAACAGCACGTGGCAATTTATGGCAGAGTCTAGACGGATCAACATCAGATGGAAGCACTATCACTCTTGATTCACAGAATTGGCTGAAAGTTAGCGACATATCAACACACTGCTCTCTACCAACAAATATCTCTGTGGAAGATGATGGTTCCACACAGGAGTTTACAACCACTGGACTGTTAACTAACACTCAGAAAGCAGAACTAGTCAAGCAAGGAGATCAGTTTGGTTTTTCTATGGCCATGAGTGGCGATGGAAATATTTTAGTTATAGGTGCTCCAAACAGCGATGGACAATATTTTGCAAACTATCGAGGACTATGGAGACCAGACGTTGAATATGTTGAAGGAGAGACTGTAAGATTTCAAGGATCACCTGGCACAGCATATCAATATTATCAATTAGGTAACACATTTGACAGTACAGACAGCACGTATCGTAGCTATAATGAAGATCCATCTGCTAGTGTTAATTGGCATCAGGTAGGAGACAGCACTACTACACCTAGCGGTAAGATTTTTGTATATAAAAAAACTGCATACGATTCCTATGAATTTGTTCAAATGATCAATGCTGGCACACTGTCGTCGTTCACCGACATAGATTCTGGGTTGGTGATTAGTACTGGGGATCAGTTTGGATTTGCCATGGATTTAGATGCCAATGGAAATACACTAGTAGTTTCTAGTCCTAGGTCAGATGTAAACTATCAAGATCAAGGTGCAGTATATGTGTTAGAATTAGATCAATCAACAACTGAATTCCGAGTAAAACAGCGTCTGCAAAGTTATGAAATCTATGCTGATGAATATTTTGGTTTTGCCGTATCAGTGAGTCCAGACAGTTCTAAAATAGCAGTCGGTGCTAGAAATACAAAAACACCTTTCTCTATCAATTTTGATCTACTAGAAGGCACAACATTTGATAATGCAAGAACAAGATTTTATATTGATCAAGGATTTACTGGTGGTGTCTATGTGTTTGACAACAAAGATCAAATATTCTTTCTTACAGAAAAACTAGACAGCGATCTACAGACAGACGAATCATTTGGACACAGCATAGACTGTATAGGTTCAAAAATACTAGTAGGATCACCTTATTATAAAAACACATCTACCAAAGCATATCAAGGCATAGCACGTCTGTTCACAGCTAGTGCAGATGCAAGTTGGACTGTGCTTACAAGCCAACGACCATTGGTAGATTTAAGAAAAATTAAAAAAATTGAACTTTATGACAATGTAAACAATGTAAAAATACAAGACATAGATTTCGTCGATGCAGCTAGAGGAAAAATTCTTAATATAGCTGAGCAAGAAATAAAATACAAAACTCCATATGATCCTGCAGTGTATTCAATAGGAACTGCTGAAGTAGTAGTAGATTCCACAATAAACTGGTTAGAAAAAAATGTAGGAAAATTATGGTGGAATACTAGCACTGCAAAATTTCAATATGCAGAACAAAAAGATTCTGCTTACAAAACAGGAAATTGGAATCAACAGGCAGTGGGTTCGAGCATAGATGTGTATGAGTGGGTCGAAACTGTGTTATTGCCTAACGAATGGGCAGCATTGGCAGACACTAATGCAGGACTAGCTCAAGGAGTTAGCGGACAACCATTATATCCCAACAATGATGTTTACAGTGTGAAATTTTTCTTTAGCCCAACCACTGGACTTGTCTCAGAAACATTATATTATTATTGGGTACGTAGCAAAGCTGTGACACCATCTAATATGCCAGATCGAACAAAATCAGCTGCTGATGTGGCCGGATTAATTGCAAATCCAGCAGGATCAAATCTAGCTTTTGTTGCATTGATAGAATCTAACAAATTCCTCACATATAATTTTAAAACAATCATGCAGTCTGATACAGCGTTGTTGAATCTACAAATTAGCAACAGCTTAGAATCTCAAAGACCAATTCACAACGAATATCAACTACTTACAGAAGGCGTGGCTGATAATTTACCATCTTTAAAATTAGAAAACAAATGGATTGACAGTCTTATTGGTTCAGATATAGCAGGAAATAAAATTCCTGATATCGATCTTCCAGCTAAACAAAAATATGGTATACAATATAGACCTCGACAGACTATGTTTGTTGATAGGTTGCTGGCATTGCAAATCGTTATAGAATATATCAATGATATATTATTAAATGAAACTTTTGCAGAAACCATAGAATATACTAATTTAAATAAAGTTGATACAGCTCCTAGTGATAAGTTGAATCTTTATGACATTGCAGTAGACACTGAAATAGAGTTACAGACAGTAGGAACAACTAATACCAAACGTGCTGTATTGCGTGGTAATTTGATCAACGGTGAATTAGACACAATAGATATAATAGATCCGGGATACGGATATAAGCCTAAAGAATTATTTGATCAAGAACAGCCCGGAATCTATATTGGCCCTCCGGTGATTATTACCGGAGATGGTTTGAATGCCACAGCAGTGTGTCACATTGACGGTCAAGGCAGAGTAATAGCTGTGGTGGTCACCAATCGCGGTAAAAATTACGGTGTCATCAAAGTTGATGTTAGATATTTTTCTGTTTTAGTAAACAATGATGCAACTTTAAATAATTTCTGGAGTATATATTCTTGGGACGATCTACGTAAGACGTATTTCCGTAGTAGGTCACAGGCTTACGACACCACCAAGTATTGGAATAAAGTGGATTGGTTTAGATCCGGATATAATGATACTCAACGTGTTGTTAAAGAGTATTCTAACATTTATGAAGTTGTAGATAGCCTTGTGACGATTGGTGACATAATCAAAGTCAAAGAATATGCTGCCGGCGGCTGGGCGAAATTCCAAAAAACTCAAGAAATAGGTCAAACGTTTTTAGACAAGTATCTATTGGTCGGTAGACAAAACGGTACAATACAATTTGATTCTATACTATATAACACCAGTGCAGTTGGAGTAGGATTCGATAATACACAGGCGTTTGATACCACAACCTATGACATTGAAAATTCACAAGAACTTAGAAATATTTTTGCAGCAGTAAAAGAAAATATTTTTGTAGGTGATTACGCAGTAGAATGGAACAAATTATTTTTTGCTTCAATAAGACATGTATTCAGCGAACAACAGTATGTAGATTGGGTGTTTAAAACCAGTTTCCTAAATGCCACGCATAACATTGGCACATTAGCAAGCCCACCGAATTACAAAAATGATAATTTATCAAGTTATCAAGATTACATCAACGAAGTTAAACCATTTAGAACCACAGTTAGAGAGTATATCAGCCGTTATGATCAACCAGAATCATACGCATCGGCAGCGATCGATTTTGATTTGCCACCGTCGTATTCAATCTTTGACGGTCGTGCCAATCCTGTTAATGCATCATCACTAGAAATATCACAGTATCCATGGAAATGGTGGGCAGATAATAAAGGCTATGCAGTCACCGCTATAGAGGTATATCAGCAGGGCACAGAATATTTAACTCCGCCTAGAGTTTTGATAGAAGGAGACGGCACCGGCGCTACTGCTAGAGCATTTATCTCGAATGGTAAAGTGGCAGGCATACAAATGTTAACTCAAGGTTCAGGATATATCAAAGCTCCGACAGTGACATTGGTAGGAGGAAATTCATCTACTGCTGTACAGGCCAAAGCCACTGCAATCATAGGAAATTCTCAAGTTCGTATGTTTGATGTTGCTTTGAAATTTGATAGACTTTCAGCTAACGGCATCTATGAAAATTTTTCGCAGACACAGACATTTATTGCCGGTGGCAGCAGTGCTGTATTCTTTTTAAATTATGCACCGACTAATGATAAAACTCGAATCAAGGTAACTAGAAAAATATTTGCCACGCAAAAAACACAAGTTGTGTTAGCTAGTGACTATCAGGTATCTCTGTATTATCAAGCCACCGGTGGTTATAATTTGCTTCGTGGAAAACTGATATTTAATACTGCTCCGACTATAAATGATGAAATTATAGTGACTTATGACAAGAACATTTTGTTATTGGATGCTGTAAATAGAATAGAAAAGTCCTATAACCCAAAAACAGGAATGGCAGGCAAAGAAATAAATCAACTCATGACTGGTATTGATTTTGGCGGAGTGAGAATACAAGGCACGACATTTGATGTCACCGGTGGTTGGGATGCCTTGCCTTGGTTCACCGACAGTTGGGATTCAGTAGAGATCAGCTCAGATTATTATCACGTAGCGGACGGAAGCACCGGATCAGTGACGTTACCATATATACCAGCAGCTGGACAGCAAATCAACATATATATCAAACGTAAAAACACAAACATCACTGTGCGTATAGATGATGAAAATTACTCATCGGCACAAGATTCAAGCACAGGTGTTAATCCTGCAGCAGAAATGCCAACGTTTGTAGGTGATGGCGTAAATGCTGTAGTATTAATAGGCCCGTATATCAGCACTCAAGATGGTGATATCCTTATTTTCCGTCCTACAGACAGTGATGGATCTGTAGTAATTACAGATGATAATATACTTGATACCAAACTCAGCGGTGGCTCGTTGTCAGCTATAAGTTCTGCTTACGCCACAGCTACAGGCAAAACTGCAGAAGAGATATCTATCTTGGGCGGAACATTCATTGACAAAGATAACGTTCCGGCACCTGAAGAAAACATACCAGGACAAGTAATAGACAGTGTTTCGATAAAAGTATATAACAACAAAACATCCGGAGCAGCTGCGTTACAATCAAAGATTACTATTTCCAATGGTCAAGACACTGCGTTTGCTATAGGTCAGACAGTTTTAGAAAACTCCTCAGTATTTGTTTATGTTGATAACACTGCAAAAGCGTTGAATCAACACTACACCATAGACCGTTCAGCTGCAACTGTGAATTTTATTTCAGCCCCAGCAATAGGCGAACTAGTGGAAATATTAAGCATAGGAATTGGCGGCCTCGGCATATTAGATTATCAAAGTTACATAGCAGATGGCACTACTGGATTATTTCTTACCAATGCAGACTATGATGCTACTAGTGGTGTATTTGTTACACTAAATGGATCTCGAGTTGATGTAGGCTTCCGCAACAGCACAGATATCATAGATGCTGTAGGAAAAACTTTAGTTGAATTTGCAATAAAACCTCAGCTTGGCGATGTAATTAAAATAGCATGTCTAGCAGCATCGTCGGATGTGGATTCATTAGGACTGTCCCTAGTAAATGTAAATACTCAGACATTTTATTACGAAGGTAGCACACGCAGTTTTGATCTCGATGGATTTAGTGAATTAGCCAGAGGATCGTCTCTAAGTTCTGCGATTGTGGAAGTCAACGGGCAATTACTTAGAGGTCCAGACACTAACTACGTAATATATGACGGCACTAATAATCAGTTCATACTTGGAGTAGATCCGTTTGAATCAGGAGGCAGCATATTACCTTCTAATCTAAAAGTTTACATTAATGATGATCCCAGCACGTTTGTGATTGATTACACATTCAACGGTCCTACCAAGGAATTGATCATCAAACCAGAAAAGCTATCACTGGGCGATAAAATCAAAATTGAAAACGATTTAAATGCACAGTATTTTATACAAGGAAATAATGTAATTATTGACAGTGAATTTGATTTTGGATTTCCTGGAGATTCTACAATATCCGATTCAACATATCCTGCAATCAATGTTACTTGGTTTGGTGAATATCCTTCTATGGATATTATTCAAGATGAAATCAAAGGCGGCAAAGTGAATTATCAATTGGCTAGATCTCCTATATCGGCCAGTTATGTATGGGTATACTTAAACGGCATCAGACTTCAACAAGAAAAAGATTACTTTGTGAGCCTGCCAAGAGCAGTGGTGTACCTCAATGTCACGACCACACTTGACGATGATATCAAAATAATTACTTTTGGAAATGATATTTTTAAATTGCCCTCAGCTTACGAAATCCATAAAGACATGTTAAATGTATATCACTTTAACAGATTTTCAAAAGCATCATGCAAATTAACAAAACCTTTGAGATATTTTGATACGACCATAGAAGTATCAGATGCTAGTTTGTTAGGGCATCCGATTATGTCTAGAAATTTACCAGGAACTATATTCATTGAGGGCGAACGCATTGAATATATGTTGAAGACAGGAAATGTGTTGAGCCAGCTGCGTAGAGGAGTGCAAGGAACATCGATCGCAGAAACATATGCTATAAACACTGTGGTTGCTGATGTAGGGTATAGTGAAACGATTCCTTACAATGAAACACAACAGCGGATTGATTTTACCAGCGACGGTAGCACATTACTGATTGGGCCATTGGATTTTACTCCTGTAAAAGGCTCACGAAGCGGTCTCTGGTATAGAAAATCTATTCCGCTAACTTATGGACCGTGCGACCAACTTGAAGTTTTTGCAGCAGGCCGTAGATTAAAAAAAGATCCACAGGATGTATACACCGAAATTAATGGAGCGGCAAGTCCTGAGGCAGATCAAACACAAGAAGCTGAGTTTAGTGTGGACGGTGTTTCACAGCAAATTAGATTAACCGCTGCGTTACCTGCTGGAACTAGGGTTACCGTACTTAAACGACTAGGACAAACTTGGTATACGAGGGGCAATACTACAGCAGCAGATGGTGTGAGTCTAATAGACAGTTTGACGCCGGTGGCTAGATTCATTGTGGAAAAGACCACTGACATCCCTGAATAAATACATGATGGAACAAAAAGAGATAAAAATGCCTAAAAATCAAGATCAATCAGCTCAAAATACACAATCTCGACCCAACGAAACGGGCGGATTTAATTTTGAAGGTCATATCAAGATTCACGATCCTGAGACCAAAGAAATTTTTGTAGACAAACGCAATGCTATTCACTATGAAAATATGAGTGTGGCCATGGTCAACAGTCTTAGTAATCAAGGATACGGTACAGTATATCAGATGATTTTTGGTACAGGCGGAACCACAGTCGATCCTACAGGTCTTATCACTTATCTTACACCCAATACTGTTGGTGTTAATTCTAGCCTCTATAATCAAACCTACCAAAAAGTAGTGGATCAAAATGCTATTGAAAACCAAGATCCTGTAAGAAATAAAATGGAAATTAGACATATCAGCGGAGCGACTTATAGTGATATTGTGATCAGCTGCTTGTTAGATTATGGAGAACCATTAGAACAAGAAGCATTTGACAACAGTGTTGACATGAATGGTGAATTTGTGTTTGATGAATTAGGATTAAAAAGCATCGGCCAAAACGGTGCTGAGGGAAAACTATTAACACATGTGGTGTTTCACCCTGTGCAGAAAAGTCTTAACAGACTGTTACAGATTGACTACACTATCCGTGTGCAGAGTTTAACCGGATTCACTGAGATATAATCATGCCATACATAGTTAATTTTACAGATAAAGAAAACAAAAGTCCTATCACGGTGTTTGATAATACTTCTAGTACAGACACTAGTCTCAAATTTCCAGGTCGTAATGTTACCGGCTACGGTCAGATTATCGCAGAGAATTTTTTATCACTGCTAGAAAATTTTGCATCTACTAGTCAACCAGTTAACCCTGTAGAAGGACAGCTTTGGTATGATAGTACAAGTGGAACACAAACCCTAAAAATATGGGATAATACTGCATGGAAAGCAGCATCCGGAATACAAAAAGGAGTTAGTCAACCTTCAGTAGAAACTAGTAAAGTAGGAGAATTATGGGTAGACACTACCAATCAACAACTACGGATATTCACAGGCACACGATGGATATTAGTTGGGCCGGTTGAGAGTTCAGTTGGTGGCTTGAGATATGGACCGGTTATAGAAAAAATATCAGATTCTGATAACTTAGATAGATTTATTTTAACATTTTATATTGCAGATATTCCTGTAATTATTTTTTCCAAAGACAGTTTTACACCGAAGACTTTGATCACTGGATTTGCTCTGATAAAATCAGGCATCAACATCAGTGCTCCTGCAACGTCAGGTGAAATTGCAAATTTTGTAGGGGGATTTTTACCTGTGCTAAATGGCACAGCAAGAAATGCTCAAGCATTGTTAGTAGGGGGAGTAGAAAAAGCTGCGGGAACATTCCTTAGATCAGATACCATCAACACCACTAATTTTGAAATAAAGATCAAAAACAATAACGGTATCTCTATAGGTGCTGATGAGACATTCAAGTTATCAGCTACAACAACATCTAGTAATATCTATAACTCTGCTGCAGGCAGTTCTATAGATCTACAGACAAATCGCAACGGTATTCCAGCAACGGTTTTAAGAATTGTTGACAACAAAGTTGGTATAAATCAAAGCAATCCACTAGAAGCGTTAGACATTCAAGGCAATGCAAAAATCACAGGTTCTTTTTTTACTACCAGTAGCTTAGCCAGCACCAATTTAAATAACGGCAGTATTGTTACTCAAGGTGGAATTGCAGTTGCAAAAAACATAATTGTCGGCGACGGCATCGATGTTACCGGTCCACTGCAAACTGCGTTTATATTACCAAAAATTACAAACACATATGATATAGGCACTGCAACAAGACGCTTCAATAATATACGTGCCAAAACAATCATCGCAGATACTATACAAGGAGTGCTTGACGGAAACATCAGTGGCAATGCTAACACTGCGACATCTCTCAGCACAATTACTAGTTTTCAATTAGCAGGTGATGTGATTTCACCGGCTGTGCAATTTGACGGGCAAGTAGGCAGTTCTACTAAAATTCTTAATGCCACACTCACAGCAAATATTATTGCAGGTAAAGAAACTCCGGTGCCTAATCGTGGCAAAAAAGGCGATTTTATTTTAACCTACAGACCTAGTGAAAGCACTCTAGCTAGTTCTGGTCTTCTTAAACAAACCAGAGAAGTGTTTCTTGGTGATCTAGCAGTGCCGATAGGAGCTATTCTGCCGTATGCAGGTATTACTGCTCCTGATGGTTACTTGTTTTGTGACGGTTCAGAAATTGAAAGGGTAAAGTTTACAGATCTGTTTGATGTGATCGGCAATGTATATAATGGAGCCACACCATTACTAGGAGTAAACACATTTAGATTACCTGATCTTAGAGGTAGATTTGCACTTGGTAAGGATAATATGGATAATGCTGGCACCGTGCCGACTATTGCAGGTCCTTATGTAGATGCTGGCGGCGGCGTTGCAGGCCGAGTTCCGGATGTGCAGGCCACAATACTTGGGGGGTCAGCAGGACAAAGTTCTGTAGCGTTGACATTGCCGAACCTACCAGAACACAGTCATACACTGTCAACTCCCACTCAAGACTATTCTGCAGTTGCACTTACAACAACACTCGATCCGTTAGCCACTTCCGGACCTGGCCCAACAGCCCCAGGTCAGGCACAATATCTCAAAGACAGCGGCGGAGTAAAAAAAGCCGTGGGAGTAACACTAGCAACACCAGTAGGTTTAATGAATCCTTTCTTGGCAATGAATTATATTATAAGATCTGGACCACCAGCTTTCTAACAGAGTAAAACATGGCATATCAAATAAACAAAACTGACGGCACAATTGTAGCAACTGTAGCAGACGGCCAGATCGACGATCTTTCCACTGATATCACTCTTATAGGAAAGAATTTCAGCGGTTTCGGCGAAGCATTTAACGAGAATCTTATTAAATTGCTAGAGCATTTTTCTAGTAATACAGCCCCCATACACCCCATTAAAGGTCAAATATGGTTTGACGCTAGCCAGTCAAAATTAAAAGTTTACAACGGTATTACTTTTGTTCCGGTAAGTTCGGCTACGGTATCGAGCTCCCAACCAAGCACACTGGCCACCGGTGACCTTTGGTATGACGATATCGGAAAACAACTATACTTTTTTGATGGGGTTACAGCGGTGTTACTTGCACCGGCGTATAGTAGTGTGCAAGGTCTTAGCGGACTGAGAGTAGATACTATTTTAGATACACTAAATCAAACTAGGGTAGTAACTAGTCTTTATAATAATGGTGTGTTACTGGGAATTTTTTCCAAAGACAGTTTTACACCCAAAGTAGGAATCATAGGATTTAATGGCAATATAGAACCTGGTTTCAATGCAGGCACATTATCTAATTTTAAAATACGTGCGACTTGTATAAACAGCGATAGTTTAGGCGGAGCTCCGGCAACCACCTATGTTAGAACTGACACTTCTAATAGCATAAATGGGCAACTGCAGATTACTAGTGATTTAGGTATCACAGTAGGTTCAGCAGGCCAGGCAAATCTATTTGTTAGTGCAGGAGATGTATTGATAAGCAATGCTGCAACTGATAGGAATATTCAGTTGAGTGTTCGAAAGGGTATTACACAAGAAGCAGCTATCACGATTAATGCAGCAACAAGAAACATCGATCTATATTCTGGATTTACCAACAGCACAGTGGTCGCCGGCGGCGATCTAATAGTCAATGGTAATCTCACAGTCGAAGGAACGACTACAACTATTAATACCACAACAGTGGCGATAGAAGACAAAAATATTGTTATAGCTAATGTGGTTAGTCCTACAAACATCACGGCCGATGGTGCAGGTATCACAATCAAAGCGTCTACAGATAAAACTATAACTTACAACAACAGTAGTAATTGGCTTGATATATCCGAGACACTGAATTTAGCCGCAGGACGAGCAGTATATATTGGCGGAACTAAGGTAATAGATGGCAACAGTCTGGGTTCGGCTATTACAAGTATTCCAGGAGTTAGTTCCTTTGGTACACAGACTGTAGTTAACATAGGTCCGGGTGCTCCTGCAGTCACTCAGATGAGACTGGAAAATCACAGAATCAGCACGGTGAGTACGAATTTTGATATTGAGTTAGAACCAGACGGCTCAGGAAATGTTGCATTGATCGGGTCTCCAAGAATCACCGGCATGCAAGATCCTGTGGCAGCTCAAGATGCTGCCACCAAAGAGTATACAGATAACAGGGTGGAATCAAGACCTGTGATTTTTACTATTGATTTATCCGATGGCAAATCTAATACATATATTATTACAAACATATTGAATAATCTTGCTCCTGTGAGCGAGTATAGAGCATTCACATATGCTAGAATTTTATGTAATTTGATAAGCAATAACGCTCAATCTTTAAGTATAAATTCATTGCCACCGTCAATTTCCACAGCAGCATTTTTAACCAATCTTGGTGGAGCCAGCAGCCAAGCAATCACAAACATTAGTTTCCCCACAGCAACTATAGCTGCGGCAAGTGTCTCGGTAACAAGAATTATCAAAGTATTTCGAATAATCGGAGGAGTGTGGACATGGCAGTCGGATCTACCACTACCTCCATAATGAATCAGGAGCGGCATAAATGGCCTATGTAATAAACAAGTTCAACAAGGAACAATTAGTGGTGTTGCAAGATGGCACCATTGATACTACTACTAGTCTAGGATTGGTTGGTAGAAACTATGTAGGCTATGGCGAAATACAGAATGAAAATTTTGTGTTCCTCTTAGAAAATTTTGCTAATACAGCTCCTCCATCAAGACCGTTGACTGGACAGATATGGTTTAATACCACAAACGACATAGCTCATGCCTATGATGGCACACAATGGAATCCTATAGGATCTGCTATTGTGAGTGCAACAGTCCCATCCAGTGCTAGCCCGGGATCGTTATGGTTCAAGACTCCTATCAATCAATTGTTTACATATACCGGTACATCATGGAGATTGATAGGTCCAGAGGCCGTAGAAGGATTTGGATCTACCAAAGCAAGATCAGGAACACTGGACGACAATACCGGTAATCCTCGTCCAGTGATATTCTTAGAAACCAATGGCGTGATATTTGCTATCTGCACTGCGGCAGCTTTTACTATCAACACAAACAATCAAGTTGAGGGGTTCGGCAACAGTCTATTGGTGGGAATCAATCTTTCTAGCACAGCCAAGATCAATGGCAGTGTAACCGGCAATGCTGCCACAGCTGATCAGTTATCAACACCTAGACTAATCAATGGAGTACCATTTACAGCTGCGTCAAATATCACAATCACAGCAAATACTACCAATACATTGAAAAAAGGTGATTATATTGTAGGATCAGATTTCAATGGTGCGGTGGAAAGAACATGGAACGTAGACGCATCGTCTGCCAATCTTATAGGCAAGATAGTTGCCAGAAATTCACAGGGCGGGTTTTCAGCAGGTATCATTACAGCAGATTTCGTTGGCAACCTTACCGGAAATGTCACAGCAACCAGCGGAACCAGCACATTTAACATAGTTCAGGCCACCCAATTTATTGGTGAACAGTTGTCCGGAAATGCAAACACTGCTACTAGATTAGCTACTGCTAGAACTATTAATGGTGTGAATTTTGATGGTTCTAACAATATCACAGTCACAGCTGATGCTGCAACCTTGACGGGAAGCAGTCTTAATAATTCTGTGACACTGAGTGGACTCACACAGCTAGGAACACTGAGTTCGTTGAATGTCAGTGACACTGGAATATTGTTAGGCAGTGGAAATCAACTGAGGTTGTTTGTTCATTCGAGTGGTCCTACGATAAGATCTACTAGCGGAAAATTAAAATTTGATATGTTAGGAATAGGACCCGAGTTATCGTTTATAGATGCTCCGGAATCATTGTCTTTAGGCGGTCCTAACGAGCCTGCAATTATTTCTGATAATACATCAAATTTAGGTATTCCAGGTCATAAATTTAAGAATGTGTATGCAACATATTTCAAGGGCACTAATGTTGAAGTTAATAGCATAACGTCGGCAGACCCTGGTAATGATATAACAGCTAACGGCAATTTAATTGTAACTGGAAATTTAACAGTTCAAGGAAATGTAACAGCAGTCAATTCTACAGAACTTACAATCGAAGACAAATTAATAACATTGGCCAGCGGAGCAGCTACAGCAGCTGAAGCTAACGGTGCTGGTATATTTATTAATGGGTCTGGCGCTTCGGTTATGTATTCAAGCATTGGTAACAAGTGGGTTTTAAACAAAGTTTTAGATACAGGTAGTAATGATATTTTTACCACCGGGTTATTTAGAGGAACAGCAACAACTGCTCAGTATGCGGATCTAGCAGAAAATTATGTAGCTGACAGAGAATATGAACCTGGCACAGTTTTGGAAATTGGCGGAGAATATGAAGTTACTTTAGCTCACCCAGAAACTAATAAAATTGCTGGTGTTGTTTCTACTAATCCTGCGTATTTAATGAATTCCTTGTGTGCAGGCAACAATGTAGTTGCTGTAGCATTGCAAGGGCGAGTTCCGTGTAAAGTTACAGGAAAAATTAATAAAGGTGATATGTTAGTCAGCGCCGGTAACGGGTTTGCTAAAGCAACTAATCAACCGAAGTTCGGTAATATAATAGGTAAATCTTTAGAAAATTTTGACGGAACTGAAGGAATTATTGAAGTTTTAGTTGGAAGAAACTAATAGTATTTGAATAGATAAATATAAAACATAGCAGAGGTTCTTACTAACATGGCATATGAAGTCAACAAATTTAACGGTGTATTTTTAACGTCTGTAGCCGACGGCACCATCGACACCAATACCGACCTAAGGCTAGTAGGTAAAAATTACGCAGGTTACGGCGAAGTGCAGAATGAAAATTTTGTGCACCTATTGGAAAATTTTGCCAATACAACAGCACCACCAAAAGCCATAACCGGACAAATTTGGTTTGATACAGCAATTAAAAAACTAAAATTTTATGATGGCGCTAAGTTTAAAACAGCCGGTGGTGCTGAAGCCAGCGCATCAGCACCTAGTGGATTATCTATCGGTGATTTTTGGTGGGACACAGCGGCTAAACAGTTGTATACATACACCGGGAATGATTTCACACTCATTGGTCCTATAGCTAGTCCCGATCTAGGCACATCAATTATTAGTCCGGCAGTGGTATATGGAACATTGGCTACTGCAGAAGGTCCTCATACTATACTTAAAGTCATAGCAGACAACAAAACCATAGCTGTGATCAGCAAGACTGCTTTTACTCTCGACACTAGTAAAAACCCCATTGACGATTTCACAGTGATTAAGAAAGGTGTAACATTAGTAAAATCACAGACTGGTGTTTCTACGGATGATTTTACCTTTTGGGGCACCGCAAGCAATGCTACCAAGCTAGGCGGGTTCACCGCTGATCAATATATTAAAACAGGTGAAAGTGCATTTATTTCTGAAGTGAATTTTGGTGATCCTGGATTTCAATTGGGCGATGGCAACGATCTCAGAGTCAGGGTTGAAAACGGTACTGATGTAATTGTAGAAAATCGTTTAGGCAATGATATAACATTTAGGATCACAGTAGACGATGTTATCGATGAGAGAGATATTGCGATTATAAAACGCACAGGCGTAGAACCTGGTATCTCTAATGCATACACATTAGGATCAACTACAAAGCGGTGGAGCAATGTTTTTTCTACAGCATTCACCGGTGCATTAACCGGAGCAGTGACCGGAAACACCACAGGAGTTCATACAGGTAATGTGTTAGCCAATGACAGTACAGTTCTGATAAACGCTACGACGAAAGAAATAGGATTTGCCGGTGCTAATATTATTGGTACTCTTACTGGGTCAGTTACTGGGTCTGCGTCAACAGCGGTAAATGCCAGTAAACTAAACAATTTAGATCCGAGTGCTGTTATACCTGGATTAGCAATTTCGACAATAGCTGTGCGAAACTCCAACGGCGATATATTAGCCAATCAATTTGTAGGTATAGCAGACAACGCTGATAGAACGTTCATCGATAGAACCAACGCAAGAATTGATCCTACGTGGGCGGATGGCACAGCCAGCACTCAATATAGAACTGCAAGAATCACAGCCACAGCTTACAGTATAGCAGCTAGAGATGTCAGCGGTAACATCACCGCAAATATTTTTAATGGCACAGCCACAGCTGCTCGTTATGCAGATTTAGCTGAAAAATATCTTGCTGATAAAGAATACGAAGCAGGAACAGTGATGATAATAGGTGGAGAAAAAGAAGTTACAGCCGGTGATGTTAATACTCGTGCTATAGGAGTCGTTAGTGCAGATCCTGCTTTTATGATGAACAAAGATCTCGAAGGTGGGATATATGTTGCTCTCAAAGGAAGGGTTCCATGTAAGGCATACGGTTCAGTAACAAAAGGAGATAGACTGATAGCTGGCCCAAGCGGCACAGCTATGGCAGCCCACGGTAATTATGCCAATGTGTTTGCAGTTGCTCTAGAATCAACCGGAACACGAACTGGCAATATCATTGAAGTATTGGTGCTGTAATGACTAGCGGAACACAAATATTTGCTTCGCAGTATGTGGCCATACAGGACAAGGCCGAATCTTTGTTAGGCATAGGATCTGCTACTAGGGGATATGGGCAAGCAGTGCAATCTTCGGATGTCTTCATCGGCAACTCGATCACCAAAGCACAGTGGGATCTATTGAGATTTGATATCATCAATATAAGATTACATCAAGACGGTGTGATGCCCAATGTGGTGCAAGTTAATGTCGGCGATGCAATTGGATTTGGACCAAGTTCTCCAAATACCAATTACGATATATTGTTAGAACAGGCTATTACAAATAGATTCAATCTTGCCGACAATCAATCCGTAGTCTCAGCTAAAGCCACACAGACATTCAGTTCTCCGTGGACAACACAAGCCCAGACAGTATTGACCTGTAACTTTGCTGATGCTACCACAGCCAGATATTTTTTCAATAGTGGTGGAAAAATCAGAATTACATCGGCGTTGACAGCTGGTGTATCAACCGCGCAGGTTACAGCTTGGGTAAACTTTTTGAACAGTGTTGGAACACGAAGCTTTGGTGCCGGCACGGATCCTACAGTTAATTACTACACTCTGACAAATTCTTATCAGACATTCTATCAAGATTCTCTCAGCAGCCCTTATTCTGCAAATAATTATAGACTTGAAGCCAAGACCGATGTAGCAAATAACTCCACAGGAACAGCTACGCAAGTTCAGATACGTATTACACTGACAGACACGTATACTGATCCTGGACCAGAACCTAGTCCACCTCCAGGAGATTCTGTATCGGGCACGTTGACAGTAAATGTGGCAGAAGTCAAAGCTTCTGGACTGCTACAGCCATCAGGCAATTTTACAGTTACAGGACCGACATATTCACTTTCAAGCATTGTAGCATCATAATCTCTTAAATATTCTCATGCCAGCTGTTAACAGTACAATAGTCCAAGCAGACTACAATTCGATAAGAAACAAAATCGTTGCTGTGTTAGGCAACGGCAGTGGAAACTCTGGATATGGTCAACAGGTCAGAATAGTCTCTACAGAAGTTCTTGAAGGACAACGAGTCACCATTAACGAATGGGCAAATCTACGATTTGACATCATCAATGCCTACAAGCACATCAACGGATCTAATCCGACTACGGCTGTGGTCGCAGACGGTGATACTATTAGATATACCAGTTCATTTACTCCTGATACCGGAACTCTCGACGTACCGCAAAAGCAATATGATGATTGGGCCGATAATATCACAACTAATAGATTTACGATAGCCACTAGTGAATCAGCTACCACAGCAGCGACCACATCAAGCAGAACCGGAGCATGGATCAGCCAGTGTGAATGCGTCATACAGTTTTATTGGACCAATGCCAATGATGCTAGATACTGGTTCAATAGTGGCGGTAAAATTAGGATCAGTGCGAGTCGAACCGGTGGGGTGCTTGGCACCCAGCAAAACACTAGTTGGACTAGTCTTCTCAGTGCTGCAGGTACACAGAACTTTGGCGGTGCTGTGCCTAGTGCAGGAACTTCTCCTAACGATGGCACCAATTGGTATAAAACCACTAATACTTTTCAAACATTTTATACAGCCACAGCCAGTAGCCCTTACGGATCTAACAACTATCGATTACAAGCTAGATGTGTTGATGTACCTTCGAACAGCGGAGGCACATCGGCTAGCGGTGAAATACGAGTGTTGTTCACAGACGGATACACCGACTCGGGTGCAATAGGTCCTCCGTTTTTAAACCCACCCCCGGGTGATGACATAGATGGTACTCTCACAGTGAGTGTTTCGACATTATTTGCCACGGGTATCATGGCTCCTAGCAGCGCAGTATTCACCGTAACTCAACCCACAGTTTCTATTGGGGCTGTCACTGGCTCGTAATTTATTTCACACCACATAGTTCTCTATAAATAAACTACGCAGTTTATCAAGGAGAACTCATGAACGCACAGTTAAAAGCTGTATTGGATTTTGCCAATTATCAGCAGACTTTTTCAATCCACAAAAAAATTCTCAAAGAACGCACAGCTGCCAAACTGATGTACGGTTTCTCCGGCGGGCTGTTTGCCATTGATAGAAATCTGTTGACATTTGTTGAAATGCTGTGTAGCAAAGGCAGAGTTTCTGGAACGGTGCTGTTAGACGTCAATGAAAATCCCATATTGATAGAAAATCTAGAAGCTTTTCGTGATGAAATCTTCAGCAGATATTTCGAAGTCACTAATGAATACTTTCAAGAATTTGATAAAATCAAGAAATCTAGATCTGTAGAAAAACTTATCACACAATGACCAATGGCATTTTAATTTTCGCACACAATAATCGTGAAGTAGATTATGGATTATTAGCAGTGATCAGCGGCGGTCTTGCAAAAAAACATCTTAATGTTCCAGTTTCATTGGTCACAGATCTCAGCACCAAGGAATGGTTGATTGAATCACATACATGGCAGCAGGTTGAAACAGTATTCGAGCATGTGATAATTGTAGATAAACCTGTCACAGATAATCAACGTGGATTACACGACGGTGTAATCAATAAAAAAATACCATTTTGTAATACCAATAGACACTCTGTATGGGACCTCACACCCTACGATAGAACGCTACTGATAGACAGCGATTTTTTGATATTCAGTGATAATCTAAACAAATATTGGAATGTGGAAGCTGACGTAATGATAGGTGATTCGATCAACGATATCTACAGTGAAGAAAGATTAGGCTACCTTGATAGATATGTCTGTGAAACCAGCTGTAAAATGTATTGGGCAACCACAGTGATGTTCACGAAAAATCCACAATCTAAACTGTTTTTTGATACTGTGAATTTAGTCAAAGAAAATTACAAGCACTATGCTGATGTCTTCCGATTCGATCACAGACAATATCGAAATGACATAGCGTTTAGTGTTGCCAAACACATGCTAGATGGATTTGAGAACATGCACACACCAACACTCCCACCCGTGTTATCAGTCATGGACAAAGACATACTCACTGCTGTCGACAAAGACAAATTAACATTCTTGATTGATCATCGATTAGATGCCACATATTGTGCAGCATCTGTGACTGGAGTTGATATACATGTGATGAATAAACAAAGTATATTGAGACATCGACAACAGTTAATGGAGTTGATATGAACTTTGGATATCTGTTGTTTGTAGCACACTATGATGACATTGATTATCTCAAGTGCGCCTATGCTCTAGCTTTGAGTATAAAAACCACTCAAAAACCAGGGTATGACAGGGTGGCACTGGTAATTGACAACAAAGAATCACTTGCAAAATTATCAAGTCCGTGGGTGTTTGACACAGTGATCGAATGGGACCAAGAGAAATATTGGGATGGCAGATCATGGATGGACCAACTGTCTCCGTTTGATCACACAGTATGCCTTGATGCTGATATGTTATTCCTACGAGATTACAGTCATTGGATTGATTATTTTATTGCCAACAGCGAATTGTATGTGGCCAATCAGGTCTATACCTATAGAGGCGAAACAATCACAGATCGCACATATAGAAAAACCTTTGACAGAAATTGTCTGCCGGATTTATACTCCATGTGGACTTTTTTCTCTAAAGGATCTGTGCTATGCCAAGAATTTTTTGAATTAGGTCGACAGATTATAAAAAATCCCCGCGAATTCGCCAATCAGTTTTTAAGTGAACACAGGCCTAAGGTAATTGGCACAGATGAAGCATTCGCATTGGCTGCTAACATACTAGACATCACTGACGACATTGCCTACGATTTACCATTTCCTCGAGTAGTGCATATGAAACCAATGCTGCAAAAATGGCCATGGCCGGCTGATACTTGGAGCGATCATGTGGGATTTTATCTTAATGCAGACGCTAGACTAAAGATAGGAAATTTTCAACAGAATGATATTGTGCATTACGTAGAGAAAAATTTAATCACAAATGAGTGTATACATATCTTGGAGACTAAAGCATGGAAACTATAGAAGATTTTGATAAATGGCTGAGAGAATACAAGCCACCAATTACACAGTATGTAGCGGTGTTTGATCCAAATACGGGTCAAGTTATCAGCGTGGGGCCAGATCATGCTTTTGCAGATCAAAAACATATAGTGCAGATATCACAAGAAATTGCTGAATCCATAATCACAGCTGAAATACAGATACACAACTGTCAAATAAATGTAGAGTCAGGACAGTTAGACATAGCTGAAAAAAAGACACTAAACAAATTAGATGATGTGTTGCATAGAATTCCTGATATCAAATATTCAGATCAAATTGAATCGGATATACATATAACATATAATTCAAAAAACAAATATTTGAAAATTCAACTGTCTACAGAATACGGCGGAACCAAAAAATACAAAGGCAACGACGGAACAAGAAAATTTATTTGGGATGGTAGCACCGATCTGGATTTTTTAATCACAGATTACAACGATCCCAACTTGATTTTTCAGATGTTTTCTGTTAAACTAAATGAACTAATAGGGCATAATGTAACAATTAAAAATATTGACTATGATAAGTTTAGTGTGTATACAAGACGCCTATTTAAAAATTATGTGATTGAATATAAATGAAAGTAATTGAATTTGATGTAGTTTTTTTAAGTTACGACGAACCTAACGCAGATCTGCATTATGCTGACTTGTGTAATAAAGTACCTTGGGCTAAACGTATTCACGGAGTCAAAGGATCAGACCACGCCCATAAAGCCGCAGCAGAAGCCAGTGAAACAGATTGGTTTATCACTGTTGATGCTGATAATATTGTAGATCCTAGATTTTTTAATATCGACCTTGACATGAGTGATCCCAAGATACAGGTCTATGGTTGGTGCGGCCGCAATGCAATTAATGGTCTTCGATATGGCAACGGTGGATTGAAAATCTGGCGTAAAGATTTTGTTCTTAACATGAAAACGCATGAAAACTCCAACAGTGATCGCGGCCAAGTAGACTTTTGTTGGGAAGATGGGTATAGAAATTTTCCATTGACGTTCAGTGAAAGCGTTATCACAGGATCACCATTCCAAGCATGGAGAGCAGGATTCCGTGAAGGTGTTAAGATGACTTTGCTAGACGGGGTCAAAGTTCCTCCTATGGAAATTAAAGAACGCATATGGTGGCACAATATCCATAGACTGCGCATGTGGTCAACTGTGGGTGCTCACGAAGAAAACGGAATTTATGCAGTATATGGTGCTAGATTAGGAACATGGATGGCTAATTGCACACAGTGGAATTATGTCGATGTTCGAGATTTTGAAATACTCAGAGATATATGGAATCAATACGGTAAACCGTATGAAGATGTAAACGGTGATGGTCTAGTAGATGAGATTAAAAATTTAGGCGAAAAAATAAAAATGAGTTTGGGATTAGATTGGCCGTTTCTTGATGCGCAGCAAAGTAAATTTACTTTAGATTTGTATAATGAAACCATGAATCTCAACGACACTTATTTTAAGATGCCGGTGCCAGCCAATGTATGATATTTTTTATGTTTCAAAAGGCGAAGGAAATACTAAAGATTGGAATGCAATAAAGTCTAGGTATCCCCTTGCTCAAAAATTAACAAACATAAAGTCTTACGAAGAAATTCGATCTAAATCTTTTACAAAAATGTTCTGGGTAATCTGGGACGATATAAATCTTACAGAATTTAATTTATTAGATTATAAAGCCACTAAGTGGGATGACATGTATGTTCACGTTTTTAAAAACGGAGAACACTATGATGGTATTTGTTTGTTTCCTAAATCGTTGACGATTTCTCAGCGTGAATTTCATCATAGATTTTTTACAGCTAAAAAAGAAATTGATATTGTTGCTAGTATTCCAAAACAATATAAAACATACAGTCCTAATACATTCAACGAATACCAACACATAACCGACGACATGTTTTGGCTAGTATGGCCAGAAGTTACTGTAACTGACAAATCAATTTTTGACATATATTTTAGTCATCATAATAGTTATGACCGCAGAGAAAATCATGTATTTAAAAATCTCTGCAATAGTGTTGAATCTTATCTCAGCGGAGTAATCCTTTGCAGCAAATATAAACCTTTATCAAATCGAGAGTTTGATAAACAGTATGCTGTAGATAAAAAAGAGCACAACAAAGTTGTCAGCAAATATCAATACCCAGTTTATAAAATTAATTCTTATGCTGATTATTTAGAGATTATTGACAATGAAAAACAACAAATGTTTTGGTGTCAGTGGCCTAGTATAGAAATTATTGACGATACAATATTTGATTTTTATCTTGATCCTAACAATGGTGCATTAGATTATGATAGGCAAGAAAATCATGTATTTAAAAATTTATGCAATGATAAAGAATCATATCTAAGCGGAGTTGTTTTATTTTCTAAATCTAAAATTATTTCTAAGAAAGAATTTGATAGAAAATATTTAATTGACAAAAAAGAACATACCCGCATAGTTAGTAGGTATAGATATAATCGATACAATATTTCCAGTTACGAAGAATATAAACAAATTATAGAAACAGAAACTCAACCTTTATTCTGGGGTATCTGGCCCGAAATAGCTGTTACAGATAATTCTGTTTTTGATTTATATTTTGATCCCAATGACGGAAAATACGATCAAGATAGAAAAACAAATCATATGTTTAAAAATTTGTGTAACGATAAAGAAACTTATCTTTGTGGATTAGTATTGTTTTCAACAACACAAGTTATTTCACAGAAAGAATTTAATAGAAGATATTTAATAGATAAAAAAGAACATGCAGAAGTTGTAAGCCGTTACAGATATAATAGATATGTGTTATCGTCATATGACGAGTATACCGACATTGTTAAAAAAGAAACCCAACCACTATTTTGGGGAATCTGGCCCGAAATAGATATTATCGACGAATCGATATTTGATTTATATTTTGATCCCAATGACGGAAAATACGAACACGATCGAAAAGAAAATCATACATTTAAACACTTATTCAATGAAAAAGAAATTTTTGTTAACGGTGTAGTGTTATTGTCTAAAGATAAAATAATTGGTCAAAGAGAATTTAAACACAGATTTTTAATTGAGAAAAAAGAACATGATAGATTAGTATCTAAACATTCTTTATATGATGTTGTTTTTATTTCTTATAACGAACCCAATGCCGATGAAAACTGTAACAAGTTATTAGAAATGTGTCCAAGAGCAAAACGTATTCACGGAGTTAAAGGAATTCACCAGGCGCATATACAAGCAGCTAAAATGTGCAATACTGACATGATATGGATCGTTGACGGTGATGCTATTGTCGAAAATGATTTTAATTTTAATTTAGTTATGAGTAGTTACGACATAGACTGTGTTCATGTTTGGAAAAGCCGCAATCCTATTAACAATCTAGAATACGGCAACGGAGGTGTTAAGTTATTACCAAGACAATTAACAATATCTGTTGATGTTAATTCGCCCGATATGACCACTAGCATATCGAAAAAATTTAAAGCTATGAATACTGTGTCTAACACGAATTCATTTAACACAGATGAATTTGCTACATGGAGATCAGCATTTAGAGAATGTTGTAAACTAGCTAGTCGTGTAATCGAAAGACAATACGAGGAAGAAACTACACATCGTTTAGATGTATGGTGCTCAGTTGGTGTTGATAAACTATTTGGCAAATATGCAATTAAAGGTGCTCAGGCAGGTAGAGAATACGGCGAAACTAACAAAAACAATCCAGAGGCCCTTAAGAAAATTAATGACTTTGATTGGTTAAAGGAACAGTTCAGTGGAATACAATCGTAATATAAAAGGCAACGAACTTAAAGAGATTAACGGTAGATATGAATCTCGATATCTTGCTGATGCTGACTACGTGTATAAAGAACTAAACAAAGTTAGTCCGAGCTTTTGTCTTGCTAAATGGTATAATGTTAGTCTACACATTCCTACGGGAAAAACACATAGTTGTTATCATCCTAGGACACATCAAGTTCCTTTAGAAGAAGTTCGAATTGATGTTAGTGCATTACATAATACAAAATATAAAAAAGAACAACGCAAATTAATGTTAGCTGGAGAACGTCCTAAAGAATGTGAATTTTGTTGGCAGATAGAAGATAGTGGTACGCAGTTAAGTGATCGTGCATATCGAAGTAAAGATGTTTACGAACACGGTTTAATAGAAGAAGCACAGTTAGTAGAAAATCCTAATCCACGCTACGTTGAAGTAAATTTTAATCAAGCCTGTAATTTTAAATGTAGTTATTGCAGCCCTCATCTAAGTACAGCATGGCACAACGATATTCAACATAACGGTGCGTTTATTTTAAAAGATCGTTGGCACAATGATATTAATTGGATGAAGAGTCTTAACATAGATAACGGGCCAAACAATCCTTACTTGCTAGCGTTCTGGGAATGGTTGCCACAGATATATCCAACACTACATACATTCCGTATGACTGGCGGTGAGCCATTGATGGATAAGAACACGTTCCGTATGTTTGACTATGTTAAAGAACATCCTAAAGAAGATCTGCATCTAAGTATTACTAGTAACTGTTGTCCGCCGGGTGATCAGTGGGCTAAATTTATGACTAGTCTTAAAGAGATTACAGATGTAGATGCAATTGATCATTTTATGTTGTATTGTAGTTTAGACTCTTGGGGTAATCAAGCAGAATATATTCGCAACGGTATGGATTTTAATCTACTGTATAATAATGTATGTGATTATTTGCAAAATAGTGATAAACACAGTTTAACATTTATTATAACTTTTACCGCATTAAGTTATACAGGATTTTATTCTTACATAGAAAATATTTTAAAACTTAGAAAACAATATAACAAAGGACGTCAATTAGTTTGGTTTGATGTTCCACAGTTATTAGATCCTGATTTTTTAAATCCTAAATTATTACCAGAAATGGTTAGTGAATTAGAACGCACTATAGAATTTATGAAATACAATCCTGAAACACGCTGGAACGAATTTAAAGGATTTAGTGATTTTGAAATTAGTAAGGTTCAGCGTTTAATTGATTGGATTAAATCGGATACAGGTTTTAATCGTGAGCTGGCGATGGAAAATTTTTATTTGTTCTTTAGCCAGCATGATGCACGTAGAGATACAAATTTTTTAAATACTTTTCCAGAGTTAGAAAATTTCTGGAAAGAATGCGAGGTAAAATGCAAGAAAGCAATACACAAGCAATGACGATTTTCATATACGGTGATAGTTTTAGCATGTCTAGTGAAGTGAGATGCACTTCGTGGATTGATCAATTACATGGAAAACATCAACTAATAAATCGATCAATTGCAGGTGCAAGCAATCATTATATATTTTTAAGATTCATGGAAGACTTAGACCGTATAACACCTGACGATTTAGTTGTTTTTTGTTGGTCTGAGAATCAAAGATATTATCAGAAAGATTCTAAGAAGACACAAGAAATTCACCAGTTGTATCATAAACACTTTTATAATCAACGTCTTCTTGAAATGCAGTCTGATATGTATTTGGATAAGATCGAAGCGGTTGTTAAAGAACGAAAGATCCGCATGTTGTTTTTCTGGGCTTTCCCTTCCGGATACGGTGATTCGAGCAATTGGGTATCTACTAAATTTGTATCCGAGGATAGCTTAGTTTATTCGCACACATTTGAAAACGAAGTTAGGCCAGCTCTGATATATTTCTCTAGAATAGAAATACCAAAAAAATATTTAAACACAGAAGAAAAACTGCTTGAGTTTGCCTCTAAAGATATGAGACCTAATCATATGGCTAACCAAAAATTGCACGACGAACTATTTAAAATAGTAGATGATGTTTTTCATCATAGACTAGCAGGTCAAATTAATTTAAAAAACAGGTTACATAATGAGTCATAAATTACAATATATTAAAAACGTAAGAGATAGATTAAACAAAGTCGGTACGGGATTCTGTGCAATGAAGTGGTTGCACCAAACTCTGTATCTACACACCGGTGATAATCACAGTTGCTATCATCCGCGCCCACATCATATTGGTTTAGATGAAATTGCAGCAGATCCTAGTGCATTACACAATACAAAATGGAAAAAAGAACAGCGTAAAACCATGTTAGAAGGCGGTCGCCCTAACGAATGCCAATATTGTTGGAATATTGAAGATCTACCAGGCGAGCATATCAGTGACAGAATGATACATAGTTCCAGTGATTTCAGCGAACCACTGATTGAAAAACTAGCAGAATTACCTTGGGATGCTCCGGTTAATCCTCGTTACTTAGAAGTGAGTTTTGGTAACGGATGTAATTATCGTTGCGGTTATTGCTGCCCACAAGCAAGCACCATGTGGACAGAAGAAATCAAGAAGCATGGCAATTACGATCTAACCTATAATCAGTATGGCATTGAGTTTATGACCAACGGAACATACTACGGTCCTAAAGACGAAAATCCCTACATTGAAGCATTCTGGAAATGGTGGCCAAGTTTAAAAAATGACTTACATACTCTGCGTATTACTGGCGGCGAACCTCTAATGAATCCAGGGGCTATGCAGTTTTTTGATTTGCTAGAAACAGAACCAAGTCCTCATTTAGAAATTACATTAAACAGTAATCTAGGTGTAACCTTTGATCGTGTTGACAGACTTATTCAAAGAGTAACTAGTCTTGTTCGTCAAAAGAAGATCCGTAAATTTAGTTTCTTTACAAGCATTGATAGTTGGGGCGAGCAAGCAGAATATATGCGTACAGGACTTAAATGTGATCACTGGGAACGCAATATGATAGAAGTAATCAAGGCAGGTGCTACTGTAAATTTGATGTGTACCTATAATGTCTTGTGCGTTACTAACTTTCAACAACTATTAGAAAAGGTAATCGAATGGCGCGAGAAGTTTGGATTTGAGTCAGTGTCTTTTGATACACCGTACTTGAAAGAACCACCACATTGGATGATTAACATTCTCACAGATGATTTTATAGCACATCAAGAACGTCAATTACAATTTATTGTAGACAATAAAAAATGGTTCACCGACGTCGAATATGAAAAAATGCTTCGTGTTACAGACTATATGAAAGAGAATCCGGTAAGCAAAGAAAAGATTCATGCTGGCAGAAGAGACTTTTATAGTTTTTTTAAAGAAAATGACAAACGTCTAGGTACAGATTTACTAAAGACATTTCCAGAATACACAGAATTTTATAATCTGTGCAAACAAATTTACGAAAATTATGACAAATAAATCCACTTACTGTGTGAATCCATACATGAATCTAAGTATTCATCCTAAAGGCATAGTTAAAACATGCTGCATGAGTACTCGAGAATTGGTTACTGACTCAGGGAAGACTACCATTAATAATGCTAGTATTTTGGAGTTTTGGAATAGTAAAGATCGTCAACAAATGATTAGCAATCTTAATAACGGGGTTAAAATACCGGAATGCACATTTTGCTGGCAAGAAGAGGAAGCCGGCAAGGAAAGCAAACGAATTAGAGACAATAAAACGTATGCAAGTATTATTACTGATAGTGACATGTTACCAGTAGTTGTAGACCTAAGTATGGGAAATCTATGCAATATAAAATGTAGGATATGTAGCCCAACACACTCTACTCCTTGGATGATTGAAGAAGCTAGTATACATTTTCCAAATAATAAACAAGCATATTTAAAACAACCGAGGTGGCAAACTGTTAAAGATAGTTTTGATTACGAAAATAAATTTCTGTGGGATGATATTACTGCATTATTGCCCAATGTAACTAAATTTGATTTTGCCGGAGGCGAACCTTTTTATATCGAAAAACACTGGAGTATTGTAAACAAATGCGTTGAGGAAGGGTGGAGTAAAAAACAACACATTCATTATAACACTAATGGCACTATCTACCCAGAGAAATATATGTCATTGCTAGAAGAGTTTAGACTTGTGGATATACAAATCAGCAGTGATGGTGTCGGTAAGAAATTTGAATATTGCCGTCATCCAGCTGTTTGGGAAGAAGTAGAAGAAAATATTGATAAGTTTATTTCTGCAAAAAATAATAGCAAAACTGAATGGTTGCTATCTGCTTGTATTTCTGTTTCAGCATTTAATGTATATGATTTTTTTGAAACATTTGAGCATTATGCCAGCAAGGGCATCGGTATATATGTTAATATGGTGCACGATCATCATAGTATCAAAGTGTTGCCTTGTGAATTAAAACAATCAATAATTAATAGACTCAATGCATCTGAATCTAAATATCTGCCACAACAGTGGAACAATGATAGAAATATGGTTATACAATACCTATCTAACACAGAATTTTTTGAATCAGACTGGATTAATTTTTGGGCAGAACTCGAAAAGCGAGATACAATAAGAAAAGAATCTTTCAAAGAGATCTTTCCTGAATATTTCAACGAAATTAAAAAATACTTATAGGATATAATATGTGGAATGATGCAGTAACACAGGTTCATTGGGAACCAACAGACAAATGTAACAGTGGATGTTCTATGTGTCCAAGATATGATTCAAAAGGTTTTGAGATAAGCACATTAGAAAATAAAGAATGGACTTTAGAAAGTTTTAAAAAAGCATGGTCTGTAAAATTTTTATCGCAATTGCAAAAGATACTTGCTTGTGGTAACTTTGGTGATCCTTGCGCCTGTAGAGAATTTGTAGACATATATGAATACTGCAGAGAAATCAATCCAGGCATGGGGCTTGCCTGTAACACTAACGGTAGCCTTAGAAATCCAGCATGGTGGAGTCGGTTAGGGGCTGTGATGCGTGAAGATCAAAATCTAGGTAACTACTGTACGTTTAGTCTAGATGGACTTGAAGACACAAATCATCTTTATCGTCGAAATACCAACTGGAAAAAAATCATGGAAAACGCCAAAGCATTTATTGATGCTGGCGGTGTTGCTCATTGGGATTTTATTGTATTTGAGCACAATGAACATCAAGTTGAGGAAGCTAGAGAACTAGCACGTTCTATGGGCTTTAAGAACTTTAACGTTAAAAGAACTACCCGTTGGGCAAAATACAAAGACGGTGTTGGGTCATATCCTGTTTATTCCAAAGGCATACACTTGTATGATCTTAAACAACCCAATGAAGATAAATTCAAACACAACTTTGAAGATTCGCAATACTTCAAGCAGAGCAAATATCAAAGTATCACGCTGAATGATTTTAAAAATATGGTAGGTATCAAGAATGGGGACATGAGATTTGTAAATGGAAAATGGGAAACTATTGATCTAGATTCACTTAACATAGCGTGCCGCGCAGTCAAAGATGCTAGAATGCATCAACCGCACAATGAAATATTTGTAAGTGCAGGAGGACATGTTGCTCCTTGTTGTTTTTTAGGTTCCGAGCCTATGATAGATACCAAAGTTAAAGACCGAGACGAAAATTATATCAGTATGATTAATGCTCAAGGTGGACTACATAGACTTAATATGCATATCAACGATATCTACGACATACTGCAATTAGATATTTTCCAGAAATGGATTCCCGACACGTGGGATAACGAAAATGGTAATACTTCAATGCGTCCAGCGAAATGCGGACAATGCTGTGGTGTAGAATTTAATGGTCTCGATTTTGGAGAACTTGGAAACAAAAAAGATTCATACATTATCAAGGAAAACAATGAATAATTTATGTGTCTTACCTTTTAATAGCATAAGCATAGATGCAGTCGGGCAATTTAGAGCTTGTTGTAGCAGTGGAACCAATGGATTCAAATTATATGCCAAGGATTTAACTCCTGAAGAATTCATTAATAATAAAAAAATTGTAGAACTAAGACAGGATTTTTTAAATGGACAAAAGCCTAGTAACTGTGATCGATGCTGGAACATGGAGGCTATCGGGAATCCTAGTTTTAGACACGTAGCAAATGAAAATCAATCTTATGGAATAAAAAATAACAAGACGATTGAATTTAAAAGTCACATAGGTTTTGAAAATATACAGTATCTTGATATTACACTAGGAAATAAATGTAATCTCGCCTGTCGAATGTGCAGTCCTTATAGCAGTTCTTTAGTTGCCAAACAATGGAATATCATTAATAAATCACAGGGTCACAAGGAAATCATCGAATTTGATAGATCTACCAAAGACAAAATACTTGACACAATCAACAAATCTGTTAACTTAACAGAAATATACATGTTGGGAGGAGAACCACTGGTATCTGAATTTCACGATGAGATTGTTGAACTGCTCATTGCGAACGGTAGATCAAAAAATTTAATCTTGCATTACAATACAAACCTACAAATTGATGCTGAACGTAAATTAGAAGTATGGGAAAAATTTAGAAATATAGATTTAAGCATCAGTATAGACGGCCATGGTGATACTTATGAGTATATAAGGTGGCCTGGAAATTGGGCTAAATTACATAAAAATATAAACCTTGTAATTGATTATTCTAAACAGAATAAGAATATACTACCTGGAATAGCCACCACTGTGCAAAATTTAAATGTTGATAACTTAGACCAACTTATTGATAGCATGCATGAACTATCAGATAATAAACTCAGCTTTTATTTTATTCCGGTAGTTCAATTCAATGAGCTTGACATAACACCCTTGCATGTTTTGGAAGAGTCACACAGCAAATTACAAAAGTATAGAAATACATCGTTGCATCGAGCAGATGAATTATTAAATATGATTAAGGAAGCAATAGATAAATCTAAAAATGTGGACTCTAAAAGGGTGGTCGAATTTTTTAAAATGCAAAAAAACTATGATATGATACGTAATCAAAATTTATTCAAAATCAAACCTCATTTTATAGAATACGCAAAACAATTCAAGGTAAACACATGGTAAAACTTACTATCAAAGAAAATACATTTAATGTAAAAAGAATCGTAGCATTCGGTTGCAGTTTTACAGCCGGGACCGAAATACTAGATTATCAATTAAATCCCTATTTTGTAGATTTAAAAAATAAATTAGATGCGTATCAGTGGTGGGAAAAACTTAAAAAAGATCCAGATCAGATGAAGCTACAGCTAGAAATTCGAAAACAAGAACCCAACCATTCTTGGCCGGCACATCTAGCTTCTTACTTGGGTGTGAACTTTATAAATTATGCAAAGCCTGGTAATAGTAATGAACTCATGTGTTGGCAGATAGAACAAAAATTAAATTCGGGAGAAATTACCGATGACGATTTAATTTTGGTCGGAACAACCGGAACCCAGCGATCTATGTTTTTCTCTAGTACCTATCCAGAACCTGTGCCGTTTTTACTTTCAAATATCGAATCGTACAAAGTCGAACTATCAGAACATATAACAAAATATTTCACAGACGATAGACTCTTGTGGAATTATTATAGAGATTTAAAAGTATTCGAATCAATAAAACAGAAAATAAATGGCAGATTGTTTGTGATCCCTATGGAACAAATTCGTGAAGAATTATGTCTTTGGCCCAGCACACACGCTTACGGCACATATCGGGTAGCGTCACTTGAGAATGCTTTATTTTTTAACAAAATAATAAATCAATTACATAATTCTCAACTATTTGCAACTACAGATTGTTGTTTATACGATTTTAAAACGGAAAAAACTACATTACCACATGGACATTTAAATGAGGATGCTCATAAATCTTTCGCCGAACAGCTTTACAAAGAGCATGTTATTATCAACTAACCAGAATAGAGAAATTGTTCTGCTATAATTTAATTAATGGATTTGTTATTATTGCACATAGATCAAGTTTCCAGAGTCCGTTGTGTTCGATATTAAAATAGACTAATTCTAAATGATGTTCTTTGGCAAATCTGTTGGCACACTTGTTAATATGTTCATACATACAATCGTCGACAAATATAATACCGGGCTTCATGTTCGCATAACAATATTCTAAGTCAGTTTTTAAAACTTCGTCCTTATGGCTACCATCGAGTATTATACAACTCATTTGAGAAATATCAACATTATGCACTACATCTGTAATTAACGTAATATTATCGCACTCTTTTTTATACAATTTTTGAATATGTCTAAAAGATGCGGGCTCTAACATAAGTTCGGGATACTTCGATCGTAGGTGCATTAAATGATCTGAGAGACCTTTCATTGCGAAGTATTCTTCAAAGTTGCTAGGGTCAACGGTTGTTATTGAATTGCTTGGGAATTCTTTTGCTAGTATATATGTAGTGCCGCCTGCAAATGTTCCAATTTCTAATATTTGTGTTAACTTATAATCATTGATTGCTTTGATAATAGGTGTTAACTTATTCATGGGCATCAACGACATTGGTCGAGATGTTAAAATCTCTATTACTTCTTTTTCTACAGATGAATCATCGACTCTATACATAAGTAAATCTAACAATGCTTTTAATCATCTAGAACAATTTATTAGTTTCGCTGGCAATATCAGTTTTCAAGCGGGTCACATCAACTTTAAAATCGATCTTTTTGATTTCATCCTTGTATTCTTGGAGTGTGTTAAGCAATACGTCAGCGATGCTTTCGGAAGTTTGTTTAGTCAATTCATTTTTTACATCGATTTCCCATACTCTGCCATCTATAAAATCCAGTCGTACTGAATCCAGATAGGCTACCGGCATGGTATTCATGTAGAGATCTTCAAAAACCTCCGGCCATTCTTTTACAAGATGGCGCGGAGGTTTGAACAAGGGATTAGGCATCAGCAGTTTCTTCTACCTTTTTAACTTTTTTAACAGTGGGATCGAGTTCTTCCGCTTCTTTGCGTAATCTTGCTGCTTCTTTATACATAGCATCAGCTTGGCTACGATATGATTTTGCTAGATCCTTGTCAGTTAGTACAGCATCGGTTGCGGCCTGCGCTCGTATAGGAGCAGGTATATCTGAATCTACCGCAGGAATCGTATCATTTACTGTGGCTGCATTTTTAACTTCAGCTTTAGCAGACGGAGCACCTGCTACAAATGTGCATAGATCATCTACGGTGCAGTTTTTCTGTTCTGCTATCAGCGTGTTAAGATTAGCCAACAGCACAGTATCGTTGGTAGTAGGTGTCATCATTACAGCATCTGTGGCTACTTTAATCAATCTGCCATCTGCTTGCATGGCCCGCAACATAGGTCTACCATCCGGGAATGGGCGTATGTGCATGATTTCGCCAAACTCAAATGCATCCTGCGCTTGTTCTGTTTCTACCAAAGTCATAATCGAATCATGATATTGATCTGGCAGTTGAGCTACAGGTAATACTAGAGCCATGTTTGACTCTCCGGGCAACGTTCTAAACACTACCAATACCTTGGCACCTGTGTTTTGAATTCTACCTATGTGTTTAAGGCTTTTCATTTAGGCTTCCTTTTTAGATACAGCTTCAAGGAAGGAATTTAGTTTGTTGAAACTTTTACCAACTGCTTCCAATTCTGCTGCTTTGAACGCTCCTCTGCTTGTTGCAACTTCGATGATATTTTTTACGGCTAACAGATCGCTGATATTTAAATCAGGACCTTGTGCTGCAGGTGCTTCTGTTGCCGCAGGCGCTGCTTGGGCTGGTGTCTCTACGACTTGATCTTTAACTTCTTCTGACATTAGTTTCTCCTTAGATGTGGGCATGCAAGCATGAAATAGGTTAATTCTTTTTGATCTTCAAAACCTACGAAATGCGAAGATCTTAAATTTCCACTCTGGTCTAGAGCAGGTTTTTTGCAGATATAATATCTGCCCTTGAGTTTGACTTTGATCCAATCTTCGATGCCTTCAAATATTTCAGATTCTGAAATATTCAATTCAGTGAAATGTGGGGCCACAGTCTTCAGCTTTCGCTGTTGTAGTACGTCCATTGGATTAAGGTCAAACATAGTGAAAATATTTATACAGGGGGATTACTCGGGGGTAGATTCTTGGCTAAGTCTTTTACTCATGGCTCGATTGTGTCCTAGCTTTCTAACATCTCCACTAAGAAGATATAACTCAAATGCAGCTTTTTCTTTCATTACTATAATGTGTTTTTTATTAACAAAGAAAGGAGAATCAATGTAGTTATCTAACCAAAGCAGCACCTGCGGAGTGAATGCAAATTCTTTGGGAAATTCTATTTTGTAGGTTTTAATTTTGGCATATTTCTCAATGAATTCGAGAGCCTGTTCAGTTAATCTTAAACCACCTTGATCTTTTTTCCTAAAACTCCACCACCATACAGCTTTGTAGTCTTTGATGTTTTTTTCATTAACCGGTAATTCTGCTGCCTGCAAGAACGCCTTGGTGTAGGCATCTTTGTTCATGTCATTTAATCTCTTCACCTGCAGTGAGTTTATATACAGCAAAGTCTTTGGTCTTGAACAATCGATTTAATTTCTTTGCCAGATTATGTGCATGACCTGGATTTGAAAATGAGACTTTTTTATATTTTGGTCCGGGATAGCTGGCTACCAAACTACCGCTCTTGAGATTGAAAGGTTGGCCGTTATAGAACACAGCCCAGATAGCTTCTGAATCGAGAATTTGCTCAACCTTGTAGGTTTCTTTGTTAGCATATTCTAAAAGAATTTTAGGTTTGGGTCTACTCATATACGTGTTCCTAATTAACCACGTATATATTTATATCTTTTTAGAACTTGCCGCCGTCGAATTTTACGTCTATTTGAGTGGTTGATTCTTTGATTGCTGCCAGCATTTGATGTATTTCGCCCACAGTCTTGCTTAGTTTAGCAGACATGAGTGCCAGTTCTGTGGTCAGATCACGTGCTTCTTGTAAACTAATGCGTATTTCTTTTTGTTGACTGCGTTCAGCTACTTGAATTCTCTGCAACAGTTTCTGTATAGTGGGCAGTGTATCTGGTAGATTATTTTGCAACATTAGCCAATACCTGTTTCATTTCTAATTCTGTTTTGAACGGACCTTTATATGGATATCGTTCCAGTGTGATTTTTTTTGGACAAAAACTTTTAACCCATCCTTTGTCAAATTTTATACAGTAGTAACCTGCACAGTATAGACTCTTGGAATCGCTGCTCTTGGTGAATAGCGGCAGTTTCTTACGAATATCAAACATGGCATTGTGAGGTTCGGCACTGGTGGAGTATCCATGAACCTCATTAGGTAGAGCTGTGTCGGCTTCCTTGACAATTTTTACTGTGAAAAACTTTTTACCAAACTGACGAGTTAGACTGTCTTTGGTTTCGTAAATTTTCACACCCGACTCGTTGCTCATAAAAAATCTATTGTCGTCGTCTTTTCTCAGAGTGGCAATCTTCTCACCGTTCTCCTCTACGATCCAAAATTTATTTGCTATGATAGGTTTAGCATGTATATCTGTCATTGTGTATACCTCGCATTAAGTGGTTCTGCATAACTCTGTGCCTGATCAGCAATCTTTTTCAAGTCCCACAAATTACAGAACTTGATCAATCTTATACCTACTTGACTCACATTCTTTTGTTCGGCGGTTGCAGTAGAAATGGTATTTGTAATTATTTCTTTGATGTTATCTGGCTGATGACTTAGATCAATCAGTCGACGATTGCGTTCATAATCTTCTAAGACTCTATGTTCTTTGCCTTCGTGATCGGACCATCTCTGTAACATGAGATTGTTCCACGCAAATCCTTTGCTTTTACGATCTTCGAACGCTTCACTAAGACCCACTTTTTTGCTTGTGCCTTTAGTACGCACACCTGGATACGCTGAGAAGACATTATCACTGGTATCACCACGCATGCATTTTTCGAACAACAGCCATTCTGGGTTAGGTGCAGGCTTAGGCTCTTGTGTTTTTTTGTCAATGATAGGTTTGCCTTTGTCATCAAATATTCCTTTGTCAGTGATAACATGTTCCATAACACCATTGTATTGTGTGACATTGGGTGCAATCAATTGAACGAAGTCTGTGTCTGTGCTGATGATCACATGTTTGTCATTTGGATGTGTTTGTATCCACCCTGCAATTAAATCATCAGCTTCTAGTTGCGGATTTTGCAAAACAGTGCAGTTAGTCTTTTCTGCAATAAATTCTTTGAACGTGTCAAATGCTTCCCAGAAGATTTTGTCTTCTTCTTGTTCTTTTTCTGTGTGTGCGGCACGAGCATCTGAACGATTACGCTTGTAAGGAGCATAGTAGTCCTTGCGCCACGATCTACCCTCTAAACAGAAGATAACATGACTACCTTCGAACTGCTGCCATGCTTTGCGAATACTGTTTAATGTGATGTGAAATGCCATGCCTAGTTTGATATCAGCGTCACCGTTGATAACGTGACGAGCACGAAAGAATGTGTTTGCTGTATCAACTAAGATATAATTCATAGATTATCTTTCTTCACTGTTTTAATATCAATTACGCCTGTGTTTACAGGACCGCCGAAATCGCCATCGACTACTACATTGGCACACAGTTCACGGAACCAACGATCTATAATTTCTTCGTCTTTGTCTCCGTCCTCACCATATCCCTCTTGCTTTAATTTTAACACAAAAAGGTCGTTCCAGTCAAGCTCAAAAAAGCCATTACGAACATTATCTTTGTTGACATGTGTTTCGATTACGCCTACCCACGGTTCTTTTTTACGTGTTGCACGTTCTTTTGGAGATAATTTGGCCTGTGCCTCTGCTTCTGTAGCACGTTCGGCAGCTTCAGTGGCTGCTTTGGCTGTTTCAGAGGCTTGTGCTGCAATGCCTATTGATCGTTCTGCTTCTGCTCTGATCTTGTCAATACCAAATAATTTTTCAATCCATTTATTCATCATGTTCCCCATTCATTTTTAAACAATGGCACCTGCAATCTGTCTGAATATCTCAGTCCATGTTTCATTGCCAGTTCTGCTACTCTGCGGTTATTTAGTGTGTATACACTTTCAACCCCGCCCACAGGCATGAGATAAACATTACCAGTGAAACCTTCTGCACGATAGATATCCACAGCTTCTAGAGCTTCTTCTGCATCACCTTCAGTGGCCACTACTAATTTGAGATATACATGACCAGCTTCTTGATATTCACAGACTATGTCTGGGCGTATAGCTTCACTAGGCTGTTCTCCTGAACAACTGAGTTTGGCACTGACCGAGAATGTAACTTCTCTACTGGCAAAAGGAGGATTCTGTGCCCATTCTTGTAGATATTTTTTAAACTCCGGAGTTAGCTTTTGAGTACCGTTGGTTTCAAAAGTAATTTCTTTAAGACCTGTCATACTCAGATGATTCAACAGATCCGGATAAGCACGTTGCCAACCTAACAACGGTTCACCGCCAGTGATAACCAAGTGTTCATCTTCCCAACGCTTGTAAGGTAATATTTCCATGATGCGTTCTGCAATCGCATCAGTTGTTAGCATGGGCGAAAGATCTTTGAATCTAGGATCCCAGCTGGCATAGCTATCACAACCTGTGCTTACTAATGGTAAGTCTTGATATTTAAAAAACTTCTTAATATCGGCCGCAATAAAATCACGCTCCTTGCTTTGTTCACCACGTGACATACCAAAGCCGTCACAAGTAAAGTTACATCCAAACGTGCGTAAGAACACACTAGGGACACCCATATATCGGCCTTCGCCTTGTATGCTGTAAAAAAGTTCTGCTATTTTTATTTTGCTCATAGTTTATTATACACTCTTTTTTTGTAATTGCCAAGAGCCATTGCCCTGATCTAGCCATTCTAATGTGTCGCCTTCGCCCCAACCTTGCAGATCCAATACTTCCTGTGGTATTGGCATAATGAGATCACCAGTATCGGGATCTTCTTCAAGAGTAACTGTCCATCGAGTCATGTTATCATTCCTGGTTGTGATCTACGCTTACGACATTCTTGTTTTACTTCATTAGGAACATCAGGATGCCATTCGGATATACTGCAATCGTATACCTTATATTCTGGCACGTCTACTTGAGAAAGAAAGAGAATCCAAAGCACACAGGCAACAACAAACCCAATGATGTATTTCTTCATATTCTGTCGCTTAACAATATTTTGCACAGCATGGCATCATGTTCGTGATAAAATTTAAATGTCATTTGATCTGTTTCTGGATGACTAGTGTATCGATCGCCTGGCAAGCCAAAGTGTTCCAACACCATGGCACAGGTTTCATTCCACCAAAATCCAGTTTGTTCTTTTTTCCAAGGAACTAAAATTGTTTTTAGATCAGACACAATATCTCACTCATTTTTTATAATTACCTTTTTCTGGAATAACATGTCTGACACCGCCTGTGGGGTCTTCCATGTCACCTTTGCGTCGAGGAATCAAATGAACATGTGGATACGGCACAGTCTGTCCAGCAGCTTCGCCCCAATTAAGGCCAATATTGAATCCATCCCACTCACCATTTTTAACCTTTGCCTGCCCTACTCTCAGAGCATCAGCAAAACAATCTTCAATAACTCCCACAGCTGAATATTTAGGCACAAACAACAAGTGACCGTCTGTTACAGGATACTTGTCTTTAAAAACAACCACATGAAAGTCGTCTTGTACAACATCGTTCCATGGTGCCTGCCCTGCATCACGTGCATCGTCTAACGAATAATGTAAGTTCATCGTTTATATTCCTTTCTTTCTGTAGGTAGGTCATCTTCTCGTACAACAAACTCACGGCCGCCTAGACTGCCTGCAAATGCTTTAGTGCGTTCCATATAAACTAATCGTAGTTTAAGAGTTTGAAATGCAACATCTAAAAATGCCTTGGGCTTATAACCTAGAACATGCATATCAAAATCTTTACCTGCGTCAGTGCAATGAACTTTAATCTTAGAATCGATCATTTTGTCCACCAATCTTCCCAAGGAAAATCAATCCATACATCCTTCTCTGCCTTGTTAACTTCCATGCCAACGAAATCCATCTTAACATTGCACTTGCTGGCGAGATTATCTACTAACACAGCAAATTTAACATTGTTATTCCACACTTCTTCCCAGGCTGGATCATCTGGAAAGCAACCACTTGGCCAATCTTTCATGATCCAGTTAAGTGTGGTGCCTTGATCGTTGATATCATCTACAATTAAAATGTTTTTAAAAGCAGTATCGCTATCAACTGCACGATCCTTGGACAACGGTCCTAGAGCATCTTCAGCCATCCATAAATTACTCTCCGGACCAATCTCACTATCTCGTAGACTTACATTGAGAGTATGTAACGGAATATTAAAATATTGACTGATCATAACAGCAGGAATCAATCCCCCTCGAGTAATTCCTACAATATAATCGGGCCTCCACGTTCCTATAGCAAGCTCTCTACAAATCTTGCCGACTAGTCCGGTTACTTCATGCTGGTTGATTTTGAGTTTGTTCATTTCTATCCTTGAGATATTGTTCGTGTTGTATCCATTTGTTGTTGACTAAAAATCCCCATTCACGTTTATGCGGGCCAGGCATGAATAGGGTCCAAGCAGTTATTCCAGGTTGAAGTTCGATGCGATGATAGCTATTAGAACCACAAATACGGAAGTGACCAGGACCCCGCCAATGCTTGGTCTCTCCAATCATTTGGCCATTTTCGAAATTAGGAGTATATTCATAGTATCCACCTTTTAGTATCAGTGTAGCATAGGGCCACGGATGATCATGAACATCGTCAGGATCACCTTTGAGGAATTTATGTAAAAATACGTTGAATGGAAAACGATCTCTTTCTTTCAAGAAGAGATAATACCGTTCGAGATACGGTTCGTTATTAACACGATCATAAATGATACGCTTGCGGCCCAGTCGTTCAAGCAGTTTCAAAAACATTATTAACTTCTTCCTTGAGATATCTTATCAGTTCTTTATCTGTGGGCGATACACTATAATTGTTCTTGTAAAAAATCTCATAGCTGTCGCTGCCGTATTTTCCAATGCCATATAACATTGTAGCATCATTTCCGTCCCAAGTCAAATAGTCTTGACTCATTCTAATCAATCGAGTATAACGAACATTAACCATTCCGAGTGGTTGGATTATGCTTTTGACAAACTCTTCGTCTGCTTGTAGCAATGCCAGTGCTGTAGGAAACCAATATAGAAATTCTGGCAGAGTGGTCTTCACAGCTTTGCGACCAGTTTGATTTAACATAATTACCCCAACAAAATGCTGCCAAGCATTGTCAACTTGTTGTTGCACCATTAGATCGTCACGTAGAGGTTTAATCATTCTACATCCTCGTCAAACCATTCATCAACTTGACGTTCTGCTTCTTCTCGGGTCATTGCATGAACAAAGATTCTAGCAGGTTCTCCGACAGTGTGCTGAATATTAAACTTTATCACACCAGCGGGGATAAGATTCCAATCTCGTTCTACAACAAACTCTTGTAGATGCTTCATTCTGTGTATTAAATTATCTGTAAGATCTTTGGCTGTGTTCATTGCTGTCCCCGAACTATATTCTTGTTCTCTGTTTCGGCATCTTGACGCAGTTGATCTTCCATCCACAACATTTTTTGATGTTGATACATTTCTTCTGAAAGTCCATGCCATCCACAGCATTTACCAGTCGGGCTTCGGCCGCATCCGCATTTACCAAATTCTTCTGCATTTTCTTTAACTCTTATTTGCATAATATTCCTTAAGTTGGGAAGGGCCACGCTTTACTTGGCTCTGGTCGAGTTTTTAATTTTACATTCTCTTCAATAACGTCACCTGTTATTTCATCACACAGGTCAACTTGATACGGTGCAATGATATGCACTGCACAATCTTCTTCTGACCAATCATGTTCGCCGTCATAGAGCCAACCTGCACCACCTTCGTAGTAGAGTTCTTTGAGTTCTTGTTGCTCTAATTCGCTAATGTCATCACTGAATTCCCACTCAACACTGACACTGTCGTCAAACTCACAACCCCAACCACAATCGGTTCGAGCATAGGCAACAGGATCACCTTCCCAGGGAAGATTGCAATCTAAATCACCTTCAACAAAGCCTTGTCCCCAACGATAGGTTTCGTCAATGTTAAACCAACTGATGCTATCATCTGGATTCTTACGATACATTTCTACATGGTAGACAATGCTTTTCTTTTCCAGTGGTTTGATTACATATACTTGACTCATTTAAATTCCCTTGTAAGCATCAAGAATAAGAGCACCGCCAATTGTAAATCCTACAATAGCAAGTCCGTAGTTACCGTTAACTAACGCACTCAATCCAGATAGTAAGTTTAGTCCGCCGATTGTAAGGCTAATTTCTTTTCTGTTACGGCCAACCCATATAAAAAATTTATCCATTATATTTCCTTAATAAAGTATTTTGATGCAGGGTATTGCACCTGCAACCACTCTAACAAGCCCGCTTCAACTGGTAAGCGAACGCTATCAAACTTGTTAGTAATGTATCTCATCGTGGCGAAAATTCTTGCTGCATTTTAATATTGTCAAAGAATTCTTTCTTTGTTCCTGGATCATCTTTAAATGCACCTTTGAGTACAGTGGTCTGTGTTAGACTCGAATGCGCCATAATGCCACGATTCTCACAGCAACCGTGAGTGGCTTGTATGTATACTCCGATGTTTTCACTATCTGTAGCTCGACTTATTTCTCTTGCAATATCATTGCAGAGTTCTTCCTGGAGAGTGCCACGCCTAGCGCACCACTGAGCAATACGAGTATACTTGCTAAGGCCAATAAGTTTGTTGGCAGCAATGATACCAATATAAGCCACCCCAGATACAGGCTGGTGATGATGACTACACATACTACGCAATTCACTTCTAACAACCAACATTCCTTCATATCTATCCTCACTATCATTCGGAAACGCTGTTGCATCTGGAGCAGGGTCGTATCTACCTGACATGATTTCATTAAAATACATTTTAGCAAGTCTACGTGCTGTGCCTTTACTGTTGGGATCATTTTCACGATCAATAAGCAAACTGTCTAGCACTTGTTCAAATGCAGGAGTTGCTTCGTCAATTAATTTTTCTAAGTCGCCGTCATGCAGATAATCACTGATGTTGTCACCGGCCCAGAAACGCTTGCCTTCACGTTTCATCTTAAAACGAATGTGATCACCTAGATATGCTTCTTTATATCCGCCATCGCCTGCCATTGCGTCCAGGCCTGTTTCTGTTTTATTTGTCAATTTATTCTCCGAGTTAATGACGTGGATGTCATATAATAGTTATTTTAACATCTCTAATAGTTTATTACAACTAAAAAAGTTTTCTTGTAGTATAGCTACCTGTTTATTTAGGCTAGGCAGTCGAGTTTCGTAATTATCCATATGCTGGATTATTTCTCTACAAATATCTGGACGATATACAGTATATGCATCGTAGCTCTCAGTCCATTTGCTAGGATACTTAAATGTATCTAAAGCCATTTCACTATAGCTGAGTCTATCAGGAACCATAGGAATGGCACCTACAATAGCACCTTCATACCAACTGATGCCTAGGGTTTCTTGCAGGTTTGCACTAAACACCAATTTGGCTTCGCCTAGCAAATTATGATATTCGTTTTTTGTTAGTTGTTGATCTTGACAGACGACAAATTCATATTGCGGTAAGTGTTCTTTCAAGTCACGAAAGATTTCAACCTGTTTCTCTGGAGCGATACGATGCGGGAACAAGATAAGATCACGTTTAGTCATGTTTTTATACATTGTTAACGTGTCCTCCATATACTCCATAGGCCAACCTGTGCGCACAATCTTAGTATCATATAGTTTTTTTGCTGGAGTAAATCCTAACAAATTTTCACAAAACATGTCAATATGAAACTGTGTAGCAAAGTAGTTGTGATCAAACGCATGATAGAAACTTTGTTCAGCATTTCTAACCCAGGGTTTATTTCCTACAAGGCGTCCTAAGAAGTCTTGCGGATCATATGAGCCAGCATGCCAAAGACCATGTGTAGTTACTGGAATTCCCAGTAGCTCACTCATATACTTTAAATTTATGATACCAGGATGCCAAGCATCAGTAAAGATAAAGTGATCGCCGGGATGAATGGATCCGTTACAAAATAACCTACCCATTTGTTCAATTTGACTAGCCTTGTAGATATTCGTGCCGCCAAAGTTGAGAAATGCTCCAGGAGTGGTAGCACTAGGAATGTCCGTAGGACCTGATATAATGTTGACATGGTGCCCTGCTTTTTTAAGGATTGCCGGCACGTGAGTTTTCCACTGACCCGTATATCTAGTCTCTACTGCTTCAAGATCAATGAGAAAAACTCGTGCCATTAATTAACCTCTTTTTTGAAAGTGTGGTCTGTTGCCTTGATATGGACGTCTTGGCCGTTTGCTGGCAAGATAGGATCCATAGTTTTGACTATCCCTGCGATAGAGATCTGCAGGATTAAAATCGCAGAGTTGAAATCTGCACCAATCGTGGTAGGCCTCGAGGTCCTCCCACACCTTTACAACGTCAGGACGATTTTCAAAGTACCTGTAGTCCTTGTAGTTTTTCATCGATGTTCCTTTTAGTATTTGATGAATGAACCATTTTCTCCGTCTTCGGAGACCTCAATCCAAATCTCGCGACCTGGATACTTTTTGCTAATGACGTCATATAAGTCGCCTGACATCATTTCACAACTCTTATAATCTAAACTTAGTGTAGCATCTTTGTAGAGATTTAGCAACCATCGTTTAAACTGAATAAACTCAATATCACGATCATCGTGTGTAACGCCAATCCAAACTTTGAAGTGAAAGATGTGACGATGCGGATAACCTAGAAAACTTACATCATATTCATCACCTGTAGCAAGTGCTGGGTCTGTAAGTGCAGCTGGATATTTGTGCATACCTTCTTTCTGAAAGGTAACCCAAATCATTTTGTTAGGTCTAACGTCTTGTCGAATGTTCATCTTAGTTGTTCCATGGTTATAATTTTAGATAATTCTTCACCGAGATCTTTATCTTCAGTGACCACATGTAGACTGTGTCGATTCTCATCGTTCTTTCGGTCATACTTGGTAGTTTCAATGATAGTACCGCCACTAGCGCCATAGACATTTAGTCGAAAACCTTGTGATGCAATGTTTGGGCCTTCGCTGTCAACTGAAATAAGCTGATTACTGTAATCTTCTTCGTCGTTCATTAGCCAGTTGCGAATTTTTTGTTTAAATGTTAATTTCATAGGTTTCTTTTCTACTACACTTCTTGCACGATTAATTTTATTAGCACCGCGGATTCTTGGAACCTTTGTCACCGATGCTACTGCGTAGCCACCACTCATTTGATAATCTCATCTTTACCATATTGATCCCAACTAGTAAACTTATTTCTATCTAGTAGGTCATGGAGGTTATGGCACCACACTCCGTGATTAGTTGCTTTAAAGTCTTTGTCATCAATTTTCAGCGTAGCGTTATAGCCTAGTTGATTAATATAAGGTAATTTTACACTAATCTGCGGAATAAATCTACGCTTTTCGGTAAGACCACTTTCAAGCAATCCTTCCGTTTCACGAACATCAAAGTCTAAGGTACACCAAAATTCGTCCTCTGCATCTAAGCAGACATAGATCATATCTTCCCAAGGACGCCATGTTTCTGTATCGTTAACACCATTAGTCTTAAAACTTTGATTAGCACCAAAGTAAATATGTTTGCACCTGTTGTTACGAGCCAATTCCATAATAATATATGGATCATGCACACCTACAACAAACAGTGTTTTCATTCCGTAGGCAGGAGTATGTTCAATCTCTACGCCGGTGAAGAAGGTAATGCTATCAGCAACACCTGAATCGTAATTTCTTTTCATTTTTTAAATAAATTTTGAATTGATCGGATTAGATTAAGAAATCGAAAATGATAGTCGGTTAAGAATGGAGTTCGATGCGGACAACGACCTTGTTGCCAATCACAGTTAACTGTGATTTCTTGCCTGCATGTGTCGCATTTCATAGTTCTAGTCCATTTCTTCTTGCTTCTTGTTCTGCCTGCGCTTCTTGCATCACTGCTTCGTGCTTGTGTTTAAGTATAACAATATCATCCTTTAAACGCAACCTTTGTTTCTTCAATTCTTCTATTTTTAGGTCATCAAAGATACCAGTTTTTTCCATACTGTCTATCTGTTTGTCCAAAGCACGGTGAGCTTCTTCTAGATGCTTGATTCTATTTTGATACATATCAACTCCTTATTCTACAACCAAACTGTTTAATTCGTCATCGTCTGGATTGGCAAAATCAATTTCGCCTGCTTTCTTGCCATCATCGAAATCAAATAAGTTACCAAATGTGTTAGCAGCAGGACCGCCTTGTAAACGTGAACCTTCTAGTGATTTCAAGAACTGCGCACCAGTTTCAATCATATCAAACGCTTCTGCTTTGGTTTTGGTATTGAATAGTTCTTCAACAAATGTACCGAAGTAAAGAATTTTATTTGGAACCCAATCGCTGAATTCAATTTCTTTCTTGCCTTCAATGCTCTTCATACGCCAGTCTGGAGTAAACCTAGCACATTCAATATCCATTAACTGTTGAGCACGTTGCACCGCTTTGATATGACATTCGACATTATGCCCCATCATTAGTGCGTAACTGAAACTATCCCAACTAGTCTTGTTTGGAATCTTACCTAGCTTGTTAAGTCTCGGAACTTCGTGATAGTGTTCTGGATTCAAGTGATTAAACTTAACATCTCCGAGTTCGGCATCTGTCTTACGAACACCGTAATTGTAATATGCAATATCGCCCATGGTCAAACGGCTTCCGAATTCACTTTCAAAAGGAAACGGAATATCAAATCGTCCTGAAAGTGCTTTATTATCAGGAGCCTTGTCCATGATCACTGACCAACGCTTGTTGGTATGTTGTGCATTTGTGTAAACAAGTCCGTGAGCAGTAGCAATGAACGGGCTTGCACAGTCAAAACTGATTGTGAGTTCTGGATTGATGTGTTTACGGATCTGACGTTGAATTTGAGTTAGATAGCATGACCAATCTAATTGTGCTGTGCCCAAGAAGTGAATCCAGTTCTTGCCGTCTAGCATTCCTTCGTCACGCATGGTCATTAGACGTTTGAGTGTGATATCCATCTTACACATATTAGCACCACCAAATGCCCAACCTTCTGCTTCTTTTCCTGCAAATGGTCCTTTGGGATCGCTGAACTCTACAACGCCACGATACCACTTTTCTGCAGTATCCCAATCACCGCCTTGCAATACATTAAGCCACTTGGTAGCTCCCAACCGATTATCTAGAAAATACTTGTTATTATAACGAGTCTTTTCTAAACAGTCTTCGAATGTTTTCAATCCAGTCTTCGGACTGTGGATGTGATCACAGGCCCATGTAGGCACGTCTAACATCATTGACCAATCAGCAGTTGCTTCTAGCCATTCAAGAATCTTTTGACGTGTCTTGGTAGCTTCTGCACCTTCAAAGTTCAACCAATCAAACTTGAGAACACCTTTACCGATCTGATAACCACCGGAGTCGCCTAAAATCATTGTTTGTCCGCGATCACGCTGTTGTATCATGGATTCTTGATCCTGTGCTTTGATAACATCAAGTTGAGCGTGTCCTGCTGAATACAGAGCATACTTATAGGTAAAGTATCCTTGATCTGGATTAAGAAAGTTCATTCCTTCAATTCCTTGATCAAAGCCTGCAGGAATACGATCCTTTGGTACAAACTCTTCTAGTCGCTGTTTTGCAACATAGGTAGAATAAAAAGAACTAATTGCCGGCAGATATACTGCATAGTCCTTTTGTAATGGTGTTAGATTAACTGGTGGTTTCATTTAAGCAGCCTGTGCTGGGATAATATATTTGTAAGTTGCTAGTCCGCTATCTAGAGTGATCTGAATAGCACCTTCATTGCTCAACGACATCTTAGCAGTGTTGGTATCTGAAATCTTAAGTATGCTCAAGATCGGAGCAACTGGCCAAGTCCAACCGCGATCTAATTTGCCTGCAACATTCTGTGCAAACACAAACTCACCACCGTGTGTTGATGCATCACCGAATGTAAATTTAAGATTACCGCCTTCAGTTTTAGCAAGGAATGTGGGATGCTCTGAGTTAGCACCTGCTTGAAAGTTAAAACGAATCACAGAAGTCACTGATGGTTCGATTTCAACATCCCACTTAACACCACGAAACTTCACAGTCTTCATCTTTTCATTGATGATTTCTTGATTCATGAAGCGATAGTCGTTCTTGAAGTCGCCGTCTTTGTTTTCAAAGTGTAGACCTACTGGCAAAGTTTCGCCATTGCGTTCTGCTGTGGTGATACTGATCTTTGCACCTTCTTTGTATTCTGCACCTTCCAACAGATATTTCAACTTGTTCAGTTGCGGCATGCCAAACACACCAATCATATCTGGATACGGATTAGCAGTTTCTGCTTCCATGATCACTGAACGGTCATCTGCCATTGAGTTAATAGTTGTGCCTTTGTCTGTGCCTGTGACTTTAACTGTGGTCAAGAAGCCGAGGTTCTGTGTGTGGCTAACGATGTCTTGTAAAATATCTTTCATTAAGAATTCTCCTGTATATTAAGATTATATTTAGATCTTGAGAAAAAATCAACCTAGAAATCACTCAAAATCAAACAGTTTGTTAAATGTATTATCCGACCTTGTTGAACTGATGTCCCATTCCAAAACACCAATAAGGTTTCCTAACTTCTCATCTATCACAGTGGTTTCCATTTCTGCATCGTTGAAAGGAAGATCCTTGAACCACTGCGGCAATCTCAGTTCATCCACAGGATAGGCCACGGAAGTATGCCCCATAGGATTGTCTTTGATCTTGCATACAATTACTTTCATGCCATCTACAATCTGCATGGAGTATTTGTCATCCATCATACGCCGGAGAGTGTTCCAATTCAATGAAGCTCTAACATGCCCGGGCATGTTAGTCTTGCCTGCTTTTTTTTCTTTGGCAGCGTATTCTGTGATATTGTTGGCTCGCTTAGGCGAGCCCTTTTCCCAACCCGGTCGAGTTTTAAATTCTGTGCGAAAATCAGTGATATATTGCAGGATCTCTTCTTTGGTCACACCAGTTAGTGTCTTAGTCAGCACCTCACTCAAGAAGTCTTGTATAACAACCGGGGTATCTGAACGCTTGAGATCAAGCCCCATCGCTTTAATTTTTCCTGGTTTGCCTTCTGTGTCTGCTCGTTTGCCTTCTTTGTCGTAGTAGAGAACTGCGTATCGCTTTTTGGTGATGAACAGTCCTTTGCTTGCAACAATTTCGCGACCTGCTTTGATGACCTCGGCTCTGGTTCGAGGGACATGAAATGCGTCCTGCATGAATTTGACAAATGTGCCATTGACCGTATCTCCTATGGTATCGTAAAGTTCGACCACTGATTCTCTGTTCCAGGGAATCAGTCCCTTCTCAATGTCTTTTTTCAAGGTAGTATACGCTGAAAAATAACAAGAGTCTGTGTCACCGTAGATTACTGCTCGACCGATGTGATCATACTCTCCAGTGATAATTTCGTTTACTTTTGATGCCATGTGTTTGGCAATTTGTCTTCCGGTGAGAGTTGTGGACTGTCCAATTCTGTTATCAAAGAATCTACAGCCTGGATTTAAAATTGCACCATACAGACTGTTTAGTAGAATCTTCTTGACCAACTGTCGCTTGTCCCAGTATTCTTCTTCAATCTTGTTGCCGGCCTGGATACATTCTCGCAGTTTGGCCTGCATTTCTTTACGTTCTTTATACCAACGTGCTAGCAGTCCGGATATAACACCCTCAGTTTCATATGTGAATATAGTGCCGTTGGCTGAGATCATCCAAGGTTGATTGCTGTCAAATATAAGATCATAGGCCTGAGCCGCACTTAGCGTATCCGAGCCGCCACCTTCCCAATCGACAGTGACTTCACGACCCACTTCTCGATTCATCACAGCGGAATATTCAAGACTACCAAATATGCCTTCCCAAGCGGACGCAAATGATTTTCCTTTTGACATTTCTGCTGCAATAAAATCCTTGGTCCCATCCTGTCTCAACTGACCTACGATGGTTTCAGGACCCATATTCAAAGCCCGAATAGCACTAGGATACAGTGAGTTAATATCTAGCGAGCCGATCCACTCATGTATACCTTTCTTGGGATATGCAACGTAGGCACCAGCAGCTTGAGTGTCTCCGTGCTCTTCCATTTTTTTGCGATTAGGAACTATCATACCTCTGCGATGAGCTTCGTTGATGATAGCTTGTTCAGTCACAGCCACTGCACCCATAGTAGTTGCTAACAGCACTGTGTTTTCGTGTGCAATTGTATTGGCTAAGTCAATAAATTTCAGTTTCTTATCTAGATCATCTAACAGTTTACAATCGTTGATATTGTATTCAACGAATGTTTTAAAATCGTTGTTGTATAATTGATCCAATGTGCCTTCATACTGAGTCTTTCTCTGACCTAGTTCATATTCGGCAATAGCATCTAATCGATAGGTGTGACGTTCTTCATAGGTATACTTGCGATAAAGTTCAAGACTGTCTATATGCACACGGCCAATGAAGTCATATGTAGTGGCAGTTTTACCGAACTTTTCATATTCTCGTTTCTTAGGCAAACAATTCCATAGACAAAAACGTTTGGTATCTTCTTTACTGAGAACCTTGGTAACACGATTAACAGTATATGGAATATCAAAGCCTTCCGAGTTCCAACCACTCAGCACATCAGCATCTTGTATGAGATCCAAGAATGTGTTTAGCATGTCTGCTTCGTTGTCAAACAGCATGGTATTGGGAAATTCTTCAACCTGCTTGGTGGCTTCTGCCATGCTGAGTGTTTTGGGAGGTATGGCTAGACACACCATGGTCTCCATCCATTGTAGGTAGACAGCAATCGCAGTAATTGGCATGAACGCATCATCTGGTGATGCATAGCCACGTTCTGGATCAAAGTCTACCTCAATATCGAAAAACGCTACATTTAGCTTAGGTGCATCTTGATTGAGATAATTGTCTTCTAAACAACGATATATGGGATTAATATCGCTTTCGTGAAGTTTTTTGTTTGAATGTATGGCAAGTTCTTTGCGATGTTCTTTGACATTCTTTGAACTTACACGGCTAAGAGGTTCACGCTTAATGGATTGGAACTTGCCTTTGGGGTCGTTGTAATAGAATATATGTCTGGCAGGATAGTCTTTGAAATGCCTCTGCCCTTTGTCGTCACGCTCAACAACACGTATCATGTCATCGTCGCGATCGTAGTATGCGTCCACGAAACTCATTTTTTCTCCTATGCAATTTTAGGCTTGCAAATACCAATGTGCGGTTTATGGCCCGCCTACCTTCTTACTTTATTTAATTAATTAGCATTCTTGCTAGGCCGAATGTGTCAATTGCGGTTAGCAAGATGTAGTTAGCCAACATGCCAAACGATTTCCGAGTATAAGCAGCCCAAGCATACATGGCACAGCCAGCGATCCAAATAGGATACAACACAAGTAAAGGCGGATTGGGAACTGTAAGCGCCATAGTGATTGAGCAGCCGATACTAACAGCCCAGGCAAGCAGCTCAACAACAAAACGGAAGCGATTGCTGTGCCAGTCATCTCTGATCCAATCAAAAGTTGGTTTTAATAATTCATTCATTCAGGAAGTTTTTTAGTAACACCGAGAATCATTTCAATCTCGCTCCACTCTGCCTCATGGTCTTTCCAATTGTCTTTGTGTGCGATACGTATGGCTTTGTTGATCCAACTGGGTTTGATTTGTAATTCTTCTGCGACAGCTTTAACAGTTTCTTTAAGACCTTCATTGAGATCTTCTACTTCACGAAGCACATTAGATCCTTCGTTGATTAATCTTTCGAGTTTGGCTTTTTCTTCCGGTCCATACATTTTTGACATTTGTTCTCTCCTATACGACT